GGCCATCTTTCTCTACTTCCTACGCTGCCATGTGCGAGCCTTCATACCCGACCATGAGTCCATCGATCCGGTCCTTCCACGAAACAAGCGTCTGCGGCGGGGTTTTCTGTGGCGGGGACTTTCCGACCACCAGATTCACCGCCCAGGCAAGCGCGTCGACGATGTCGTCGTGCACGCCGCCCGGAAAGCGCAGCAACTCGTGCGTGGTGTCTGAAAGCCACGGTGCGTCTTCGGGGAAGTACACCCGCCCCTGCTGCATGCGACCTTGCAGGCTCCGAGCACGAGCCATCTTGTCTGTCAACGGTCTGAGTATCTCATAAGATGGATAGAGAGTCCTCTCCAGCATGCGTTTTTCAAGCAGCGGCTTGATAGCGCGGAAAATCTGACCGTCCTCAAAGCCCAGCAGGTAGTCCGCACCGAGCGACACCCCCCAGCGCTCGTACACGTTCAGAATCTCTTCCACGATCGTGAAACTGTCGCCCTTGAAGCGGTTGATCTCGACCACGTACAGGTTGTCCATGTGGTCCTGCACCAGCGTGGCACCCACGGTGTAGTCGTTGGCCTGCTTCTCGCCGATGGCAAAGTCCCAGGCAGTAAAAATGTTCAACCCGTAGGGCTGCGGGGTGACCGGCACCAGCCGCACGTAATCCTTCCTGAAGTACAGGCCCTCGTCTGGCACCGGGTTCTGCTGGTACAGCGCCGACCAGATCCGGGGGGCCTGGTTGGCCTTGATCCGGCCAAGCGCGGTGGCGTCGTAGCGGGCGGTGTGCAGCGCCTCGCCCGGGGAGCGCAGGAGCTCGTAGTTCTGCGGCTCCAGCAGGCTGACATCCGTGCTATCCCCGTGGACGAGTTTCGCTGCAACCGCCTCCCCCACAAGCTTTTCGCGCGAGAGCGCGGGCTCGTCGGTGCGCACGATGTGCAGCGTTTCCTTGTGCCGAAACTCGTACTTCTCGGCAAGAGCGGGGTATTTCACGACGACAAACTGGTCTGAAAGCGGGTCCGCACGCATGGCAGCCTGCAGCCGCCCGGCCAGGTCGTCGTCGTTCCACCAGGTCTCGATCACCAGCACGCCGCCGCCTGGCGCCAAGCGGGTGTAGGCGGTCGACAAGTACCAGTCCCACAGCTTTTCGCGGGTCTGCGCGCTGTCGGCCTCTTCCATGTTTTTAAGCGGGTCGTCCACGATCAGCACGTGCGCGCCCTTGCCGGTAATACCGCCGCCCACGCCGGCCGCGGTAAATCCCCCGCCCTGGGTGGTGTTCCAGGCCTCGATCGACTGACTGTCGGGGTCAAGCTTTGCGCCGGCAAAGATCGCCGTGTACAGGTTGTCGCGAAACATCTCGCGCACCTTGCGGGAGAACTTCATCGGCAGATCCAGGTTGTAGCCGACGTTGATCACCTCATGGTCCGGGTGGTGGCCCAGGTGCCAGGCGGGGAAGCGAATGGAGGCCAGCTCCGACTTGCCGTGCCGCGGGGGCATCAGAAGCATTAGTCGCGGGCTCTTTCTGGCGGCCACGTCGGCCGAAAAGCGCTCCAGGCGCTTGCAGATGTCTGCGTGCACCCAGCCCGCCTCGTACGAGGGGTGGGTTTTCTTGGTGAACTGCAAAAGCGAGCGGCGCGCCAGCACCCGCTGGGCCATCTCGCGCAGCGCCGGGCCCATGTCGGGCGGCGTCGTGTCACTCCCACGGTTGGGTGCCTGGTTCGGAATAATGACCCCCTGCGCAAGCTCGGAAGGCAGCGCAAGCTCTTGCATTGAGGGCGCGCTCTTGTCGTGACCGGCTTCTTGGGCTGCTTTCGTCTGCGCCGAGCGCTCCAGGCGCCCGTGATCGGTCTTGTCGTAGGCCTGCTTGCAGGCGCGGGAGCAAAAACGCGCGATTTCCCAGTATTTGTAGGCCTGCCAGGCCGGTCGGGCCCAGGTTTTGTCGCACTGCGCGCAGTTTTTGGTCAAAACGACCTTTTCAGGGGGTGACTGACCCTTCGAAACCGTCGATTTCGCCTTCGTGGCCCGTGTTTTGGTCGTTTGGCTGGTTTTCGAGCCTTTTTTGACCGTCGTCGTCGACTTCGATCGCGTCGACGTCGATGGTCGTCTCGGCTTCGGCGTGTCGGAGGAGTTCTTCATCGCTCATGGTCTCGAATTTGTCGATCAGACGCTTGGCAGAGAACGAAACTTCGATCTTTTTCGTCTCAGCCGCGTAGTAGCCGCACATGCGAGCCACTTCCGACCAGCCTTTGATCATTGAGTTGGGGTCGGCCATGGTGCGGGCCATCTCGATCGCGTCCAGAAAGCCGTCCATGACCTTTTTTCGGGTCATGTTCACCACTTCGGCGCTGCGTTTTGCCTCGCGCTGGATCACCGCCTGGATGCGCGGGTCGGCTTGGAACTTGTGCAACGTGTCGGGGTGCGCGCGCATGCCCGCGGACTCCAGGGCGACTCTCCACGACTTGCCCTCGGCTACCGCGCGCGCCACAGCGAGTTGGCGCTCGTTCAGTGGGCCGCTGTAGCCATTGAGGGCTCCGGCTGCTTTGCGCTCTACGAGCTGCGCAAAGCGGTCCTTCGCGGCTTTGGGGCGCGGCGGCGGGGGCGATACGGCAGTTTGTGCCGTGGTTATGGCGGATCGTGGCATGTTGGACAGGATTGTAAGACAGTTACCACAAGACTGTAAGAGTACAAAGCGGTCGGGGGGAAGGCGCAGTAAAAAAATTTGCACAATTTTTTTGCATTTGTCCTTCGATGACACCCCCTCCCCCGGACCCGGCGATGCCGGGGCCACTTCGGATTCGGTTCGCTGCGCTCGCCGATCCTCAGCTCACGGCTGCCGCCGCTACTTCGCGCTGCGCGCTCAGTTACTTCGCTGCTGGGGGGGCTGCCGCCCCGCCCTGTGCAGCTCAGTCACTGCTACGCAGCACTGCACTTCGCTGTGCTCAGTCACTGCACTGCTGCGCAGGTAGGTCCCACGTCAATGGCACTTCGCTGTGCTCAGTCACTGCACGGGCACGGCCCGCAACTACTCAGTCTTTCGTGTGTAGGTCAGAGAGTTCTCTGATCACCTACCCCACGTACGGAAGGACTAAGCGATGAGCACAGAGCAGAGCAGCACCCCGGTTCAAACCCCCGAAGCCACCAATGCCACCAATGCCACCGAAGCCAAAGTTGCATCGACATTGAAAAAGACTATCGACTCGGCGGTTGCGATCGCGCGCGACGATGGCACGAAGAAAGCGGTTACGCAGAGCGCCGTCTCTGGCCTCGGCGCGTTTCTCGGTGCCGCAGCCGCCGCACTGCTGTTCTAAAACCCCAATCAAAACAAGGAACTACGAAATGGCAACGCAAAAACTGACCATGGCTTCCCTCGAAGCCCAAATCAAAACCCTCGCCGCCGAACTCGCAGAGCTTCGCGCAACCACCAAAGCGCAAGCATCAGCTAAAACCAGCGCGCACCGCGAAACGCACGCCAACGTCGACCGCACGCCGGCTGACCTTGACGCGTTCTGCGCGCGCTACGTCCCAGCACTTGTATCTCGCTACGAATGGGACAAAAAAGAGCCTCTCACCGATGGCATGCCGCCTCGATGGATTACGTACATCGAAAAGGTGTACGCCGACAGAGGATTCACAACAGCCGAACGGCTCTATTCCGCACTCGATAAGGCGCTTGGACGCAATCTCTATAGCCAACTCAGCGCAATACACCGGCCAGAGAAACTGCCCCCGTTCTTAGCTCGCCTGTACGCAGAAATAAAGAACTACGAAAAAGTTAGCGCAGAAATGAAAGCCGAGCACGACGCCAAGCCTTCACCCACTGAAGTGGAAATCGATAACAGCGAAGTGCCCTTCTAATGTTTACCGCCACAGCCTCGGCTCATCGAGGTTGTGGCGTGTATTTGAAGGGTGGCCCGCCAACGGTGGGACTCACGTCATGCTCAGCTGGCGCTGAGTTTCAGTCTTTTTTGTGTAGGTCAGGCATTCAGCCTGGCCATTCACAAAACACTCCATGTACGAAAGGGCTCATTCCAATGCTTTCCCAATCCATTGATAAGCGCGCGGCCGAAGAAGAACAAAAAGAACTAGCGCAGTACGCATTGCTCGCCGCAATACGGGCGCTCAATGAAGCGGCACAGGCGCAAGCCGCGGACAAAACGCCTTCATTCCACTTGATCTAAACAATCAACCAATCCACTCATCCCGGCTGGCGCCGGGCTTTCAGTCTCTTGTGTGTAGGTCAGGGGTTGTCCCTGGCCACACACCCTTCAATCACCAATTAGGAGTTACACCATGGACATCATCGAACACATCGAACTTCGCGGCGAACTTCGCAGCGACACGCCCGCAAAACTCAAACCCTTTGACAAAGAGACCCAAACCACCATGAACGACGCCACATCAAACACCCCCGCCGCCGGCCCCGCCAAAGTCGGAATCGTCATCGACGACAAACCGATGCTCATGGGCATCAAGGAGTACGCGGAAAAGCACCCGGGTGCGATCAACGCGGCCAAAACCACGGCGAAATACAGCCTGATCATCGGGCTTGCGGTCGCAATCAGCGAGGTCATCGACCTCATGCAAAAGCGATAAACCAGTCAATCCACTCAACCCAAATGGGGGCGATGTATAGCCCCCGGGTTACCTGCGTCTTATCAATCCCACCCGCCAACGGTGGGACCCCATGAACAAACAGCGAAAGCACACAAAATGAACATTTATCTCGTTGAATGGTACGACGGTGAAACCTATCACCGCGATCACTTCGTTTGCGTTCTGCGAGCAGCCGATTGGCTGATATGTCGCACCCCCGCCGACCACGCGGCCACCATCCAAACGCTGCACGTTGATCCACGCCCACACAAAATGATGGAGCTCGGAGAATGATCATCGAATCAGGGATCATTATCTTTTGCGGGTTTGCTTTCCTATTCTGGAAGCTGCCCCGCATCACACTCTTGCGCTTGCTCAAATACGGCTTATGGCTCGACTTGGCAGGCGCAGTCGCAGGATACGTCCTCCATTGGGGGACGTTCAGCGGCGTAATGGCCGCTGCAGTTGCTGGTCTGCTCTTATCAGGCATGACCACCGCAGCCAAATGGCTCGTCGGTTATATCGACGGGCGCACCTATTACCCGGGAGTCATCAACTACCTCAAATAAGGAACACCCCCCCATGAACACATTCAAAGACCCGGTCGCAATCGCGATCGAAAACGCAATCAAGCATTGCTGGCACAGCGGACTTACCAGCTCCGCTACTGCTCAGCGCACTGGTGTCTCGATCGAACGAGTGCAACGCCTGTTCGATCAATGGGATGTCGCTCTCGTAGCGGGCATCTACCAATAGTTAAAGCCTGTGCTGGCGCCCAGGCGGCCAGGCTGTCTTGTACGGCTGGCCATGTTGGTTAGCCGCTTTTCAGGAGAAAACCATGACTCGTGACGACGAGTATGGGTTCAACGAGCACGGCGCTCGTGAGCCCATGGACTTGCTTACGCCGGAACTGCGGCTCGAACTCTTGCAAGAGAACCGAGACCGCTTAATGAAGGAGGGTCTGTCCGACTCAGAAGTGCTTTACCTGTTCGTGCACGTGCGCAACCTGCGCAACATTCGCTAAACCAATCTCAAATCTCAAAACTTCAAGGATCACTCATATGAAAACGCATCGCATCCCGACCGGCACCATGGCCGCCATGAACTTCGAAACCGAAACCACCGCCACACCCGCGGTCAGTTTCTCGACAAACTTCTTGACGCATTTGATGGACGCACCGTCCGACACTGAGACTCGCGTCGAGGTGATCAAGATCAGCTGCAACGCGCTCACCAATTCAGTGATGTGGAGCCTGGTCAAGCACATCAACGCACAAAAGCGCGCAAGCGAATCGGGCTCCACGCTCGATGAGCGCAATGAGCAAGACGAAGCCACTCGTGGCGAGGCGATCAAGGCCTACCTCACAGACGCAAGCGGGCACGAACCGCGCGTCAACGACGCCGAGGAGGCCAACATCTGCGACGGCATCAGAAACTCGCTCTATGACCAGCTGCACGAGTGCCGCGACGTGCCAAACGGCAGCATCGCACTGTATGAAGGGTCCACCGACCCCGCGTACGCGTACTCGTTGCCGATGTCGCTCAAAGGGCTGCTCGACTTCTGGTCTGACATCCGAGGTCAGTTGTCGACCGACGACAAGTCGCGCCTGGACATCGTCAAGTCTCGGTTCCCGGACCAGTACAGAACGGCGGTCGCTGACGCGCAAGCAAAAGCAAAAGCCGCGGCGAGCAAGTGGAGCGAAACCGCCAAAGACGTTCTGGCCGAAGCCAACAGCTTCAACACCGGCCACACCGTTGACGACTTTGTAGCGCTCTCCATCGGCGCACAGCTCAGCATTGCTGAACGCATCCACGACAAGCTCCTGGCCAAATCGGCCAAGCTGCTTACCAATCGGATGATGTCGGTCGAAGACGCCATCAGTGCCTCGACTGCGCTGCATGCGGTGGCAATGCAAGCAAAGGACTGGCTGAACCAGCCCAAGATCTTGACGGTCAGGGGCGTGCTGGCTGATGCCAAGCAAGCGCAGCAACGGGCGTACGCCCGCGGCAATGGTGTCGCAAAGGTGAATTCGACCGCAACTGCGGCCGATTTGCTTGACGATCTGGTCTAACGCTCTCACAGTCGCACGCTCTGACTCTCAACGGTCGGAGCGTGCGCCGCCTTATCAGGCGGGGGGCGATCACAGTGGGACACCTGAAAATGAATATGAGCTTTATACCAAGCCTGTGCATGGAATACACCAAGGTCTTTAACACAATGAAAATTGAAAACGTCATTGTGTTTATCGTGGGCCTTATTCTCGGCATGGCCATCGGCAAATGGATGGATAGATAAAAATGACAACCTCAATTCACAGCTGCAGTTATTACTGCACAAGGCCTGAATGCGTACTCGCCCAACGCGATGAGCTGCGCGCACAACTGGCCGCCTGGGCCCAGCACATCCACACCACAGCGGAATACACCATCACAACCAAGATCGGTGACATGGTGGGGTTCAGATCAAGCGAGCTCAAAAAAGGCGACAAGGTGTACACCAAGCAGCCTGTGGAAGCGCAAGAGCAAGCACTCAAGCAAATTGCGCTGCTGGCTGAATACGGCACCACTGGGCCCGGCAAGTGCAACAGCCGCGCACTGGACGAGATGACTGCCACCGCTTTGCGCCGATCGATCTCAGACATCGCGCGCGCAGCCATGAAATCAACAGACAGCGGAGAGCCAGCATGACCGAACTCGAGCAAGCCGCCCTAGACGTGCTGAAGTGGATCAAAGACGACTTGCGCCACGCAAGCATCGGGGGGCGCACAGCCATGATTATCAAACTAGAAACCGCTCTGTCGCGCTGGCAGCAAAACGAAGCAGATGACCTCAAAGCGCAGCGTTTGATAGCAAAGCACACCATGACAGTTACGGGTAAACCAAGCACAAACGGCTGGGCTGTAGGCGCAGTCGTCACTAACAGATTTCAATGGCTCGCCTGGGGCGATAACTGCACTCAAACCGTCATCCGCGCCGCGGCCAGAATCGACCAAATCGAAGCCGCAAACAAGCCACAACAAACTGACCTGCGAGCGGCAGCGGTGGCGCAACAACTGCGCCAACTTATCGCCAAATTTGATGGTGAATGGGACGCCACCGACATTGAAGCCCTGTCAATGGCTGCACACGTACTGGAACAGCCTGTTCCTGTGGCCGATAGGTTAACAACCAGCCAGCCGGAAGTTTACAAAGAACAGGACAAGCCAGTGGCGTGGGTTGGGCTGGACAACGCAGACATGGACGAGCTGGCCCCGTACGGGCAATACGCAGCGGACGTTGCGTTGCTGGTCGAAGAAAGATTGCGGGAGAGAAACGCCAAGCAGGCTGAACAAGTGATTAAGCTATGAGAATCATCGACAACATTTCATATTTTCTGCTGCTGTTCGCGTTTGTGATCTACGTCGCTGCTGATTTTGTTGAAGATTTTGCCGTGAAACGCGAGTGCAAACCCACACTTATCGAGATACCGCAATGAGAGCCGACAGTTTGAACTACTTCAGATGCCTTGAACTTGAGTACTGGATGCTGCAACGGCCAACGCCGATACCGCTCTGGCCCGAGCAAATCACTGATGAGATGGTCAATGCAGCGTATCTCGCGCACGACGATATGGCATGCCGCGAGCCAATTCGTCCTTTGCTTGAAGCAGCACTTCGCGCTGCGCCAAAGCAGGTCGTCGCTCTTTCCCAGCGACAGGCCGAGCCGGTGCAGGCCAATTTCCCAGAAGAAAGGCTGCAAACGGTAGCCGAGCGCGTTGGTGATAAATGCGAGGTCTGGCGCGGCATCGGCGCTCGTGATGTAGAAGAAGTTCTGCGGCAGGCTTTACGTCTTGGGCTGGTCACACCCCAGCAGGCCGAGCCGGTGCAGGCCGAGCCGGTGTCGTGCGGGCATGAGTCGTGTGACTGTCGCGGTTATTGCAAGAGGAAGCAGGCCGAGCCAGTGGCGTGGGTTGACTGGGTGTGGGATTACGTGGATCCGCAGCAGCCCGAGCCGGTTGACAAAGCGTTGACAAAGTCAGCACCGAAAGTTGACAAAGAGCAGGCCGAGCCGGTGTCTGCACTGACCCGCTACAACGAGATCGCTGAAGACGTCGAGACTTACACTGGCAATGCGCTGGAGCGACTGCGGATCTTCTGTTCTTTAGCAATGACAGGGGAGGATTGGCTTGATGCCGAGCCGTTTTTTGATGCCGCAGAAGCCGAGCTAAGCAAGTTGGATGTGTGTCTCGTCGAGATTAATTGGCTGAAGCAGCAGGCCGAGCCGGTTGTGCAGTTCCGCAAGCGGCATTGCGCGGAATGGTATGACGGACACGCCGACCACGAAGACGGGGGCGGGCCATACCAAGAGCGTGTGCTCTACACACGCCCACCCCCGCAGCCCGAGCCGGTTGACAAAGCGTTGACAAAGTCAGCACCGAAAGTTGACAAAGAGCAGGCCGAGCCGGTGAAAGGAGAAAACAAATGAGTCCAGATGCAGCAGAAAGAATGCGCGTGTACCAAGAAGGGCAGCGCAGCGCCAGCGACGGCGACGCAGTGTGCCCTTACGGGGTAGGCGACTGGCGGGTCAAAACTTGGTTCAAGGGTCGAGATGCAGCAATGAAGTATTGGAGAGAGATTGAGAATCGGATTGCCGAGCCGGTGGTTCAAACATTTGAGGACGTACTCGCGTTGGGCCTTGGGATTATGCAAGGCGACAAGCGAATTGACCCGGCGAGCATTTACAAAGAGCAGGCCGAGCCGGTGGCGTGGATGCACAAAGAGACAGGGCTATTGCGACGAGAAACTAACAGCCCCAAAGGGTCTGATTGGGACGCTACCTATTGGCTACCTCTCTACTCAACAACCGCACCCCAGCAGGCCGAGCCGGTGGTTGAGCCGGTGGCCGAGCCGATGGGCGGCGAGGTCGAGCGATTGATGTCCGTGCTAAAGATTCAGGACGCGACGATCACCGCACTCCGCGCCGCACTCCAGCAGGCCGAGCCGGTGGCGTGGCACTTTCAATCGTTTGAAGATTGGTGGGATAACCACGGTTTTCATAGTGCATTCGCGGCAGGGCAAATGGACGCCAAGCCGCTTGCAAAGCTAGCGTGGGAAGTTGCAAGAGAAAAGACCGCAAAGCAGGCCGAGCCGGTGGCTGAGCCGGTGCAGGCCAGGGACGGGCAGTGACGGGCAGTGACTTCCTTCCACTTCGACCCTTCGGACCGATTTCCAAAAGCTCTAAGTTTGAAATGTTACCCCCCTAACACTCATTAATACATATATATGCATGCCCTAATAAGTAGAAGAAGTCGAAGAGTGGCTTGCCTAGGGGCTTTCAAGCCTTCGACTTTCCTTCCACTTTTGCAAAACCGGAATGAATTTTAATCCTTTCGGATGAGCCGCCTGCTCGCCTGTCCGCCTGCCCTGCCCTCGTACTGCCTTCGACTGACACAAACTTGCGACGTTTGCTCGCTTTTCAGTCTGTCAATCTGTCTTACACTCTGATCCCCAACCTTGGGTCCAATCATGGAACTGACCTTCCTCGCCTCATCCGACGGCCCGCTTTCCAAGTCCTTCACACGCGACGCTGCAACCGGCGCCCTGACCTCGACCTCCTACCCCCGTGCTTGGGCCTTCACCAGCACCACCGTGACTGTCGCCACCTTGCCCGACCTGGCCAAGGCGCTGACCGCCGCAGGCAACGCCGGCATGTGCCTGCTCAAAGGCAACCCCTCGCGCGCCCTGCACGACGAATCACGGGCAGGCTCAACTGACCCCAACGCCCCGACTTGCCTGCTGGTGTTCGACCTGGACGGTGCACCCTTCTCAAGCCCTGACGACTTCATGGCCGCAATCGGCCTGGGATACCTCTCGTACGTCTTGCAGTGGTCAGCCTCTGCCGGCATCGACCCGACCAAGTCCGGGCTTCGGGCCCACATCTTCTGCCTGCTGGACACGCCCACAGTGCCGGCCAAGCTCAAGCTCTACCTGCAAAACCTCAACCTGGCCACGCCCATCCTGCGCGCAGCCATGACGCTCACCAAAACCCTGAACTCACCCACCTGGCCGGTGGACGTCTCGGTGTGCCAAAACGACAAACTGATCTACATCGCCCCACCGGTGCTTACCAACATCACCGACCCGTACGCCGGTGTGCGCATCGCGTACGTACAAAAACAAGCCGAGACCTTCACCCTGCCGCCGGCCGTACCCAGCGCGCTCACCCTGCGCCCACTGATCGACGCACGCGTGAACGAGCTGCGCGTGGCCGCCAACGTGCCCAAGCGCCGGGCAAGCCTGTACAAGATCAAGGCCGGCGTGGAATACCTGCACAAGCCTGACGACGCGTACGTCTCCGGCATCAAAGAAGAACGTGGATTCGTGTACCTGAACCTGAACGACGGCGACTCCTGGGCCTACTACCACCCAGTGGACAACGCCGAGTTCATCTTCAACTTCAAATCCGAGCCCAACTACCGCACCGAAGAGCTGCTACCCGACTACTACCGCTCGCTGCAACAGACCGCTGCCGTTGACAGCCAGAAGATCTACCTCGCCTTTCGCGACTTCAACACCTCGAGCTACTTCACCGGCTACTACGACGAAGCAGTCGACGAGCTCGACCTCAAGCGCACCAACAGCCGCGCGCAGGTCATGGACTTCGCTAAACGCTATGGCCTGGAGCTCAACGATGCAGTGCCTGACATGCGCATGGAGTTCATGCCGCATGAGCCCGCACGCATCAACTTCAAGACCGGGGTGGTGAACACCTTCTCGCCTTCCAAAATCATGTTGATGGACTATGTACAAGTCGACGAGCCCCCACCCACCTGCCAAGAACTCATCACCAACGTGCTGGGCGACACGCCCGAGATCGTCGAGCACTTCCACAACTGGATGGCTTACATCTGCCAACGGCTCGAGCTCACCTACACCGGATGGGTCTGGCACGGCGTGCAGGGCACAGGCAAAGGCCTGCTGGTTAACCGCGTGCTGCTGCCGATCTTCGAAAACCTGATGACCGTCAAGCGCATGGAGCAGCTCGAAGAAAACTTCACCGCTGACATGGAAAACCGCTTCATCGTCTTCGTGGACGAGATCCAGACCTCGAGCGCGCGCAAGGGCGGCATGCTCATGGCCAAGATCAAGAACATCATGGTCGAGCCCAACATCAGCTCACGCGCGATGTACTCCGAGTCGCGGCGCGTTCGCAACTACTCGAACTTCATCTTCGCCTCCAACATGCACGACCCGGTGGACGTCCCAAGTGACGACCGACGGTTCAATGTGGGCGACTACCAGACCAAACGACTGCCTGTACCAAGTCAGCAATGGTTGGACACGCTCGATGCGGAAGTCCCCGACCTGTACCGCTATTGGATGACTCTCGTCGTAGACGAGACCCGCGCCCGGACTGCCCTGCACACACGCGCGCGGCAAGACCTGATCGACACTTCCACGCAAGCCGCGGACGAGGTTTCCCAAGCTCTGATGCGCGGCAACCTGGAATGGTTTGTCGAGCAGCTACCCACCAACGCACCGGTGGTATCGAACAACACCTTCACCGTCAACGCACGCGACGCGCTCACTCTGGCTTATCGAGACCTGATCCGCTCATTCGTGATCGACGGCGTCACAAAGATCTCGCGCGACGACCTGCACACGCTATTCAGATACCTGGTCGGCGAGAACATCCCGGTCGCACCCAACAAGTTCACCAAGTACCTCGGCCACCACAAGCTGCGCCTGAAAGCTATCTGGTCGAGCAGCCAGAACAAGAAAGTCACCGGCATCGAAATCGAGCCTAGCTGGAATCTGAGCGACCCGGACCAGTCAGGGTGGCTCGCCCAAGCGCAGAAAGACCTCAAATAAAACGACAAGGAGTCTCAAATGGTACAGCCCGCAGCAAACATCTTAGACAAAGCCCGAGTAGCCAAGAATGCGACCGTATTTGGTAACGCAATAGCAAAAGGCCGAGCCTACATATACGGCCACGCCAATGTTTTTGGAAGAGCTGTGGTTTCCGGTGACGCCAAGGTATATGGGGGCGCGTGGGTGTATGGCAACGCTTACGTCACCGATACCGCTCAGGTATGTGACTTCGCTCGTGTAAGGGGTTTTGCCCGCATAGAGGGAAACGCCCGAGTGTCTGGTGGCGCCTGTATCGATAGCAATGCCGTTATCGGTGGGGATGCAGTCATCAAGTCCGCATCCGACTACTTGATCTTGGGCCCCGCCAAATCATCCGGTCGGTTCACGACCGCACACATCGACTCAAAGATCGGTGTACGGGTTAACTGCGGATGCTTCAGCGGCACCGTGCACGAGTTTTCCGAAATCATCGAAAAGACTCACGCTTGGAACGCCGAGGCGCTTGCGCAGTACCGCCTATTTTGCCAGCTCATTGCTTTCAACTTCGGGGTCAAACCGTGATCCACATTCGCCGCCGCATCACGTGGCTGCTTATTCGCTACGCCTCACAACTGCTGCGCGTGGCTACATGGGTGTGCCCCGAATGACCTGGCCGTTCAAAGACGACCCGACCTGGCCGTTCGGGCGGCTCAAAAAACCAGTTCGCTGGCGCAAACCCAAACCCGAACCTGCGCCTGAACCAGCGCCGTTCGAACCCGCACCGTTTTGTCATCAAGGAGACCTATGACTGACACCCCCGATTCACCTTCTTCCGAACCAAACAACGAAGGCGACATCAACGACAAAAACATGCCGCCCGCAGCGGCTTTTGCCCACACGCTCGAAACCCTCAACAAGATCGACCCTGAACTGGTCGTGGGGCTTTGCTTGATTGTGGGTGTGGCCAACACATCGCAACCTGGTGCAAGCAACGCATCAAACAACGGATCAATCAACGTCACCGAGTTTTACATCGGCGACCAGGCAATCATTTCGAGCCTGCATATGGCTCAGTACAAGACCCTGCAACGCATGATTAACAACGCAGTGAACTCTCAGATGATGCACTTCATTGATAAGGACCCCTCATGTTCATCAACATCCTTGTAAGCCTGGCCGCAGGCCTGTCCATCGCGCAGTCGGCACGTTCGCTCTTTCTGATGCGCCGCTCCACCATGCCCATGCCCATGCCGGATTCGGGCTCTGCACCCCGCATTGACCTCGATGCGCAATCCACCTCAACCACTTCACCCACTTCACCCACCTCACCCACTTAATCCCCCCCAACTGCTTCAACCACCTCAACCATTGGAATCTGAACCATGCGCCCTGCCGAAATCGCTGACGCTCTTGACGTCGCCATCAATGCCAACCTGCCCTTCATGATCTGGGGCCCGCCCGGTGTGGGCAAGTCCGACAACGTGCGCCAAGCCGCCGAACGCAACAAGATGAAGCTCATCGACGTGCGCATCAGCCAGCTCGACGCGGTCGACCTGCGCGGTGTGCCCACCGTCGAGCAGCAGACCACCTACTTCAACGCTCCGAGCTTCTTGCCTGTGGACGACGGCTCGGCCGGCATCTTGTTCTTGGACGAGATCAACGCCGGTGACGCGCGCACCATGGCTGCGGCCTATCAGCTCATTCTCGACCGCCGCCTGGGTGACTATGTACTGCCCGACGCCTGGCGCATCGGCGCAGCTGGCAACCGCGTGCAGGACCGCGCAACGATCACCGCCATGCCGGCGCCGCTTCGCAACCGCTTCCTGCATCTGGAGTACGAGGTTCACCTCGACGACTTCTGCCAGTGGTGCTACACAAACGGCATCCACTCCGACATCATCGGCTTCGTTCGCCAGCACCCGCACTTGCTCAACGAGCTGGACACCGACGGCGCGCGTGGCAAAGACAACGCTGGCAAGCTCAAGGACGCGCTTGGCTTTGCCACGCCGCGCACCTATTCCTACCTGAACCGCCTCATCAGCTCAAACCTGCCGGCTCACATCGAGTACGACATGTACGCCTCGGCAGTCGGCGAATCGGTCGGTGCGCTCTTTGCAGGCTTTCGCAAACACTCGCGCTCCATGCCCAACATCGACGCGCTCTTGATCGATCCCAAGAAAGCCAACGTGCCCGAGGAACCCTCCACGCTGTACGCCACTTCCAGCGCACTGGCTGCGCGTGCTACTGAAGACAACTTCGAGCGCATCACGCAGTACCTCGATCGGATTCCGACCGAGTTCAACGTCATGTGCGTCAAGGAATGCCTGGCTCGCACGCCCAGCATCACAAGTCTCAACGCCTTTGACGCCTGGGCCAATAAGCACGCTGACGTCATGCTTTGACTTTTGACCCCAGTCTCTTACTGTCTTACTCTCTCGTCACTCACCACGAAAAGGACATCAATCTCATATGGCCTACGTCAAACTCACTGGCGCCCTGCGACAGCACATCAAAAGCAAAGCCTACGAGCTTTTTACTCTGCGCATTGACCAAAACGAAAAAGCGGCTACGGCCGCTTTTGATGGACAACAAATCGTCGATGCACTTGTCTCATCCGCTACCAAACAAATCTTGAATCAAGTCCCGCCCGGGTTTTTGAACCGCAGAAACGAGCTGAACATAAACTTGTTTGGCTTTTACAGCACCATAAAGTTTCACCGCCAAGCGGTCCCATTGGACTGGCTTTCACACGGGCGCTGGTCGGACTTGGAAAAGCGCACTGATATTCCGTGCGTGGCGGCGCTCAAAGAGTTCGGCCTTAAACGCGACGCGCTCTTTTCCGAACGCGATGAACTGCAGCGCAAAGTGCAAAAGTTGCTTGAAGCCGCTACCAGCTTGCAGCAGGTGCACGAGCTCTGGCCCACGGTTCTCGATCTCGTACCCGACGACATTCGCGAACGGTTTCACAAGGTCTACAGCCGGCGAGAAGCCACGCAGACGGTAAAGCAAGACTTGTCTGAGATCTTCAACAGCGAGATGAAGACGAGTCTGATCAAGGCCACGATGCTCAAAGATGCGGTCTGAACCGCGACTGCTGGGAACCCAACACTATAAATTCGGAGGAAAAATGGGCTGCGATATTCACGTAGTGCTCGAGTACCAGCTCGACGACGGGCAATGGATGGGTATCAACAGCTACTCGGCGTTTCCGACAGTTGCATTGGATCGGACAACGCATGTGTCATCGCGCGAAACCATGTTCTGGAAAGTCACTAACCGGAACTACGCGTTTTTCGCAAGCCTCGCAGGCGTGCGCGGTGACGGCCCAGAGCCCTTGGGCATGCCTGAGGACGCAAGCCCTATGGCCCGACTTCGGCTTGGATACAGCGATCTTCACTCGCACAGCTACATGTCCGCGATGACGTTTGTGAACAAGTGGCGAGGAATCGACGATCGCGTTGCTGCAGTCAAGCGCGCATTGCGCGGCGAAGAGATGGACGTTGAAGAAGCTGCAGGTCTGTTGGGCCCTTTGCCTTTTATGTTCGACCGCGAAGAACGTCCCGATGACGCGCACCCACTCGATGCCTATCGCGTGGTGTTCGCGTTCGACAACTGACTCGAATCTGACAATCCAGAAGGATCTTTTTATGCGTAAAGACATCAACGTCATGACCAAAGCCCGAACCGAGCTGGTCATGTCGGACCCCTTCTTCGGTTCACTTTGCCTGCGCCTGCGCGTGGTCGAAGATACAACGCAACCCACTGCCTGGATCAACGGCGTGACGATCGGCTACAACCCCGACTTCGTCAAAAAGCTCACCGCCGAGGAACGCAAGGGCTTGCTTGTGCACGAGCTGCTGCACCCAGCGCTCTTGCACCACACCCGCCGCAACGGGCGCAACCCCAAGCGCTGGAACATGGCTTGCGACTACGCACTGAACCAGCTTATCGATCCGAAAAGGTACAAGCTGCCTGCTGGTGCGCTACTCGACCCTCAATACGCCGGCATGAGCGCAGACCAGATCTACACCCTGCTGCCTAAGGGTGACGGCCCAGGTGGAGACGGTGACGACGATGACGACGGTGACATCTACGGCGCAGGCGGCTGGGGCGAAGTTCGCGACATGCCCAACGACGGCACGCAGTCGCAAGAGGCGGTTCAAAAACGCGCCGAAAGCGAGTGGAAGCAAGCTCTCGCGCAAGCTGCAACTGCCGCGCGCCAAGCAGGCAAGCTGCCGGCCGGCATCGAATCGTTGATCGACAAGATCCTCGAGCCAGTCGTCAACTGGAAGAACGTGCTGCGCCGCTTTGCCACTTACAAAGCGCCCACCACCGACAGCTGGGCCAAGGTCAACCGCAGATTCATCGGCATGGGTATCTACCTGCCCTCCCCCGCTGGCGAAAAGATGGGCCCCATGGTGGTCGCACGCGACACCTCAGGCTCGATTTACTGCGACCCGGACTGCAACGCGCAGTTCATGGCCGAGATCGTCTCGATCTTTCGCGAGCTCTCGCCGCCCAAACTGTATGTGGTCGACATCGACGCCGAAGTCGCTGCGGTGCACGAGTTCGAGCCAGGCGATGACGTTGAAGCCCCGCTCATGGAGCTCAAGGGGGGTGGGGGCACCGACTTCCGACCGCTGTGGGACTGGATCAGTGAGAACGACATCGACCCGCACTGCATCGTGTATCTCACCGACGGCTACGGCACTTTTCCGCCCGACCACGTGGCTGACGAGTTCCCGCTTCTGTGGGCTATGTCCACCGACGTGGTGGCACCAAACGGCGAGACCGTGAAGCTGGATCTGTACTGATGGCGCGTGACTACTACCAGAAGGAACGGGTCTACGCAGCCATGCAGCACGAGTGGAGAACCGCGGCCGAGCTGTGTAAAGAGCTGAACTTGAGCTCCAAGGCGCTGCAAAACCACCTACGCTTTTTGCTTGAGCACTATCTCATTCGCAAAAAGCGCAACGGCAATTCGGCGTGCGAAGACAACCTCGAGCTGCAAGCGACGTCATTTAGCTACATCGCTGCCGACCCGTCTGAAAGCTACACCTTCGAGCAAAAAGTCGACGCTGCTGTCAACGGCACTCCTGCAATTGTGGGGCGGTGCGACTTTGCCGCCAGCTGGGTGCCCCGCCAACCCTATCCGCCTTCTATGGAAATCGACCATGCCCAGTGAATTGCTTGCCGGACACCGCAACACCACCAAACTGCTCGCAATGAACTACCGCGCAGCTCAAACCCCGGAAGAGGTAGCGCTGGCCTTTCAAGCACTGATCGCGCACGTCGACTCTGTGATTTACGCCTTGGAAGAACGGCACAAAATCGACGCGCACAGAGCAAAATCAGATCCCGCACTCTGATACTCTTGCGTTCTCACAACCACCTGACAAGAAACACCCATGCAAAACACCAAAGACATTCCTCAGTTCGATGTGCCCTACGCCACCACCAAGCGTACGGTCAAAGAGGCTTTTGGGCCCTACGCTGAGTTTCACCCCGACGATGACGCGCCGCTGCAACGCTGGCCAAACGACGTGTTGATCCTGTGGTGCGTCATCGTGTGCATCTACAGCTACGTCGGCTACTTGCTGTTTGGCGCACCTTCCTCGTGAACAGGTTTCAGGAGCTAGTGCTCCTGATCGATCGACAACGCTTATTGACCGAAACTATGTCAAATCTCAGCTTTCGAAAACTTGAAGATTTTTTCGATTCCCGCCGCACTGGAAAGTTGTTTCGCAACATGCGCGGCGTGGGCCACAACTCGCTTGTGCTTTGGCCGGGCATCAGCAACGTCGACGATTTGTACATCTACCCTGATTGGTACACATACCGCAAATCAGGTACACGTCCGCCGCACCCTCCCCTTGCAATAGTGCGCAGAGATGGCAGTGTTGATTTCAAGCCGCCAGCAGGAGCTTGCGCCAGTCCGTCGTTTGTCCGTTTGCTGGGTGATTTGGCTAACGGCTGGGAATTTTCGCGCAACACCTCAAAAGCACAACTTGGCTGGGTCTACACCCGCTATGGTTGGGTTGACCAGGATGGCACGCCTTACAAGCTTGTAGCGCCTGGTGCTATGCGCTTTATCTGGCACCCCAAGCACGGTCACATCGCGGGTTCAGTCGATCGTGTACCCGTGCGAGTGTGGGACAAAGACAAGCGGCGCGAATACCGCGAACGGTTTGAAAAAATTAAAGCTGACACGCTGTTTCGCGCGCACATGGGTGCGCTTGCCGATCTGCCAAAACCGAATATGCGCACGCCTGAAGAGTGGAGTGATGCGTATTACGCAAGCCGCAAAATTTGCATGCCGTTGGAGACCAATCAAGACTTTGCAAAGCTGGCCGCATTTGCACAGCGCGATGGACAATACGGCCATCGTCGCCGCATGTCTCAACCGGAGTATTTGCAATGGTGGCTCGAGCGCGACAGGAACAAAGAGCAGCTTCGGCTATCAATGGGTGCAGTGACTTATCAGGTCGATTTTTCGCCCCAAGAGTCTTAAAGTCTACCGACACTCTGTCTGATTTGTGTGAGAATGAGAGCCTTCAAAACGAAGAGCACGCTCACATGATCAAAGCCTGGTCGTACTCCCGTCTCACCACCTTCGAACAATGCCCGCTGCGGGCAAAGATTGCTTATGTCGACCGTATTCCTGAACCAGAGCGCCCGTTACCTGCGGGCAAAACTGAACACCCCAACGATCGCGGAACCCGCATCCACGAAGCGGCAGAACTCTTCGTCAAAGGCGGCATCGAGCTCATTACCGAACTCAAAGACTTCAAAGACGAGTTCGAAAATCTGCGCTCTTTGTACGCCAGCGGCCAAGTCTCCCTCGAAGGCGAATGGGGAATAAACCGCGACTGGATGCCAGTGGGGTGGATGGACCGCACGGTGTGGTGCCGGGTCAAGCTCGATGCCATGGTGCGGCTATCTGACACTCAGGCAGTCGTGATTGACTATAAGACCGGCAAGAAAGCCGGTAACGAGGTCAAGCACGCTGAGCAGACCCAGCTCTATGCGATCGCAACCATGGATCGCTTTCCGAGCATGGAAATCATCACCGCCGAGCTCTGGTACACCGACCAGAACGACATGACGAGCTTTGAGTTCACGCGCGCTGACATCGAGCGGTATCGAGAGCGGTATGACGCACGCGGCGAGAAGATGACAAGCGAGACTGAGTTCGTGGCCCGGCCCAGTATCTTCAACTGCAAGTGGTGCCCGTATGCCCCGAACGCCACCGGCCACTGCGAAGTGGGCGTAGTAGCGCCGCACAACCCGTACAAGAAATCAATTCCAATCGCCCAAGTTTAAGGTTTGAGGCTCTCCTTCTCCTCAAATGCCCAGCCGGCCAGTGGCAAGTAACCCCGGCAGTGTGCGCGCTTGTTCAATCCTCCATGGGACCTCCTTCGGGTTGGCGCACACCGTAGAAACCACGAACAGGTTAGCCCCGGGGGCTTTGGTATGCCCCGGGCACCAACACATTGATACGAGGGTGCAATGAACACTCCTTGGTGGAAAACCTGCAGTGATGAGCACCTTGTAGCCGCTATTCGCTTTCATACCAAGCGAGCAGTAGCAGCTGCATTAGTCCACGGAAAAAATAGCTTTCACTGTAAAGAAGCGAACTTTGCGGCTAAAAGATGCCAATTTGAATTGGAAGAACGCAAAACCTGGAGGGCGTGTAGCTCTGCAGCCGACTTAGTCGGGAAGATAGACGCAGAACTCAACCAAAGATCTTCTCAAACCCATGACCACTGAAGACGACAAACAAGAAAAGATGCGCCGCACTTTTGAATCGCTCGACCATGAACCGAATTACCAAGGTGCAATGCAACTTCAAGACGACGAAGTGCTTCAGGTCTTGCGCAAAAAGAACGTCAAAATAATGACTGTTGCCGCGCTCAGAGGCAACAAAAACTCATTTACGTACGAGTTTGCAAAAATAATGCTCAAGAGCATCGACGATGAAATCGCCAAACGAAAAGACGCTGTTCCAGATGCTAAGTAACCTCGGCGAAAACCCGTCGCCCAGTTCGATCTGGCTTGCAAGCTGCAGCGACAAGCACCTTGAAAAAGGGCTTGCGTGGCACACCAAGCGCGCAACGATCCTGGCTTTACACGACGTGAAACACACGCTGCCGTACTACAACAGCGTGCGAGCAATCGCCAAGCTCAAATCGCATCTGGAAAAACGAAAGCTGAACAACGCAAAGATTCTCAAGTGCATGGGCGGCTGCAAAAAGAACGAGTCCTTTGACCGTATTTTTAATCTCATTGCTCACAAAGAAAATGAACAATAAGAATTTGCTTTCCCACTTCGTGTCGACTGCAAAGCATCGTTATGCACTTTTCACCACGGCAGAACTTGAAACTGAGCTCACGCACAAACGAAACCTCGCAGTGCGCTACGCCCTGCGCGGCGAGAAAGATTCGATTAGTTACGCCTGGGCAATTGAAGCCCTGCACCTCATTGAAGCCGAACTAAAAGTAAGGAGAGCATATGCAAAGCGTCAAGAAAACCGCACCGCCGCTCTTTAATCACCAGCGTGTATCGATCGACTTCCTGAAAGACCGCGCGCGTACCTACGACGCCTCGGACCCGGGTACAGGTAAGACACGCGTGGCAATTGAAGCGTTCGCCGCCCGCCGCTTAAACAACGCCGGCTGCGCACTGGTGCTTGCGCCCAAGAGCTTGCTGCGCGCCGCCTGGCAAGACGACTTCGAAAAGTTCGCGCCGCTTCTTACCACCTCGGTTGCCACGGCCACCAACCGTGAAAAAGCGTTCGCTGAAAACGCCGACGTCTACATTACCAACACCGACGCGGTGAACTGGCTTGCCAAGCAAAAGCCCGCGTTCTTCAAGCGCTTCAAGGACGGCATGCTAGTCGTTGACGAAGCGCAGGCCTACAAGCACCACACAAGTCAACGCTCCAAGTCGCTCAAGAAGATCAAAAAGCACTTTAAGTACATCCATCTCATGAGCGGCACGCCAAGCTCAAACCTCATCACTGACTTGTGGGCGCAGTACCAAGTGCTTGATGACGGCGCGCGCTTGGGCTCGAGCTTCTTTTCGTTTCGCGCCAACGTGTGTGCCCCCAAGCAAGTCGGCCCACTCGCTACGATGGTCAAGTGGACCGAGATCGACGGCATCCAGACTGTGGTTTCCAAGCTTGTCGAAGACATCACGATCCGTCACAAGTTCGAAGACTGCATCTCGATCCCTGAAAATCATCTTGAGACGATCAACTACTACTTGAGCGCCAAGCAGCTCAAGGCCTACCAAGACATGACCGAGCATGCGATCGCTCAGATGCCAAGCGGCGAGCTGATCAACGCGGTCAACGGCGCAGCGGTTGCAACCAAGCTCATGCAGATCTCATCGGGTGCGGTCTACAACACCCAGGGCGAGTACAGCCTAATCGACACCGGCCGCTACGAGCTGGTCGCTGACCTCATCGAAGCGCGTGCGCACTGCGTGGTGTTCTTCCAGTGGAAGCATCAGAAAGACGAGCTCATCAAGGTGTTCGAGGCGCGCGGCATCACATTTGCAGTCATCGATGGCGAGAGCACCGACAAAGAGCGCGCGCAGGGCACTGAATACTTCCAGAAAGGCTTTTATCGTGTGCTGCTTGCGCACCCCAAGTCAGCCGCGCACGGCCTGACGCTTACTCGTGGTACGTCCACCATCTGGGTCAGCCCCACGCACAACCTGGAGTGGTGGCTGCAAGGCAACCGGCGCATCTATCGTGCAGGCCAGACCCAGCGCACTGAGACGATCGTAGTGACCGCGCCCGGCACGCGTGAAGAAGGTGTGGCTGAGATCTTGCAGGTCAAAGACGTGCGCCAGTCGGACCTGCTTGCACTGCTCACCGTGAGCAAACTTGCCGCAGCTACTGCGGTAGCGCCTGTGCCCGAGGAAGCGCTGCCATGACCGTTACCAAGCCTACTGTACAAGATACTCGCTTAAAGCTTCACAGGGATGATTTTCCGACGGTAAAAGAACAACTAGTCGCCATTGCGCGCTGGACAACTCAAGTTGAACACGAACTCGTTTTGGTTCAAAACAGCGTGATGCGACCACGGGCAACAAGGTTGGAGTTCTTGTTTGCCAAGGACGAAGACCAAGACACGCAATCCTCAAGTTTCATAACCGCCGTCCAAGACGAACCTGTCAGCGTGGCGATGAAGCTTGCCGCGCTTGGCGTCAAAGTGAGGCTTGAGATATGAGCATGTCGCTGCCGGCACTGCACAAACAGTTCATGCAGGACCTCAACTCAATGATGGATTCTGATGAACAACTAAAGGTATTTGCAGCGTACATAAAAACAAGAGAGCAGATGCAGGGCAGCCACGTCGAGCTTTTGATCGCAACCCATTTTGGCCTTGCTCGCGCCGGCGATGGTTCTTATGTTTCTTGGCTTCAACACGAATCAGAATCTTGGTTTCGAGGAGTCGGCGACCGCAACGTCATGGAAATAAGCTTTGATCCGGCCACAGCCGCGATGAAGCTCGCCGCGCTGGGCTGCAAAGTGAGGCTTGAGATATGACTTTACGCATGGGGCACAACGCTGAATCCGTGTCACAAGAACTGCACCTACTGCAGCAGCAGTACCCCGGCACGCTGTATTTAGAACTTGAAGCGGGGGTCAACGGCACAGTCGCTACCGTAAGAAACAGGTACGGCGGTGAATCAGACAGTTTCTACCTCAGAAAAGTCGACGTGACATCCGCAGCCATGACGCTGGCCGCCCGCGGGCACAAAGTAAAGATCGTCCCATGAACCTTCTCTTTCTTGACTTCGAGACCTACTACGCCAAGGACTACTCGCTGCGCTCGGCCGGCATGTCGATGTCCGAGTACATCCGCCACCCGCAGTTCAAGACACAGATGCTGCAGTGGGCGCTAAACGACGAGCCAGTGCAGTGGTGCTCGACCGAGTCTGCGCAAGCGGTGCTCGACGAATTTGACTGGGACAACATCGAGCTTGTGTGCCACAACACCGCGTTTGATGGCCACCTTCTGAGCCACCACTACGGCAAGGTTCCTGCGCGCTACGCCGACACCATGCTGATGTCTCGTGCGCTATACGGCGCCACAGCCGGCCACAGCCTGGACGATCTGGCCGCGCGGCTGCGCTTGGGAAAAAAGATCGCAGGCGCCTTGGAAGATACCAAAGGCAAGCGCGATCTGACAGACGAAGAGCTGCAGGCCCTGGCTGACTACGGCGTGCAAGACGTCGAACTCATGCGCGCGGCCTACAAGCACATGGAACCGTTGATGCCGATTGCAGAGCTCGATCTGATCGACATCACGCTTGCCATGTTTTGCGTCCCAGTGCTCGAGATTGACCGACCACGCGTGGACCGCGAGCTCGAGCGCGAGGTGGGTTCCAAAGTCGCGCACGTGCTGCGCACCGGCGTGCACGCCGAGCAGCTGAGCTCAAACGAACAGTTTGCACAGCTGCTAGAAGCAATGGACGTTGTGGTGCCACTGAAGCAGTCGCCGTCAAATCCGGGAAAAGCAATCTACGCGTTCAGCAAGAAAGACAAGCAGTTCCTGGCGCTCAAAGAACACGACGACCCCAAAGTGCGAGCTCTGGTCGAAGCGCGCCTGGCAATCAAGTCGACCATAGGCGAGACACGCGCCAACAGGTTTTTGGAAGCCACGCGCGACGGCCACAAGCTGCCGGTGCTGCTGCAGTATTGCGGTGCGCACACCACGCGCTGGTCGGCCGGCAACAAGATGAACATGCAGAACCTGCCGGCCAAAGGGGAGCTTCGCAAGTCTATCCACGCGCCAGAAGGCCAGGTGATGTGCGTGATCGACTCAAGCCAGATCGAGGCGCGCATGAACCTGTGGCTGGCAGACGACCACGAAAAGCTCGAGATCTTTCGCCACTACGACTGGGGCACAGGTCCTGACATATACCGTGTCATGGCCTCGAAGATCTTCAACCAGCCCGTGCACGACATCACTGATGACGAGCGCCAGCTTGGCAAGATCTGCGTGCTTGCCTTGGGCTACGGCATGGGTGCGGCAAAGCTGCAAGACACCCTTGCCACCGACAAGTACAACCCGCGCCACCTGAATCTGCCCGCGTGCCAGCGCATCGTTTCGATTTACCGCGACACCAACGACAAAATACAGCAGTTGTGGGACCGCATGGAAGCGCTCATCAGCGCCATGATTGCCGGCATACCGATCGCCTACAAAGCGCTTAAGTTCGAGCGCAACAAGATGATCCTGCCCTCGGGCCTGGCAATTCACTACGAGGGGCTTGCCGGGACGCACTCAGCATTTACTGGGCGCTACGTCAACTGCTCGTACATAAACCGCAAGGCACGCGTTGGCGTGTACGGCGGCCTGATTACCGAGAACGCGGTCCAAGCTCTGGCCAGGTGCGCAGTCGCCGAGCAGATGCACACGATCGCACAACGATACCGAGTCGTGATGATGACGCACGACGAGGTTGTATACCTCGCGCCCGAAAAGGATGCCGAGGAGGCAATAGCCTGGGGCGTTGGCATCATGAAGAAGCCACCCGCCTGGGCTCCAGACCTACCCACAAACTGTGAAGGCAAATATGCTCGAAACTACTCAAAGTAAAACAGACGAGTTCCCGACTAAGACCGCGTACATGATGGCGCTGCTTGACGCCGCAGGCGGTGACGGGCTTACTTCGACGCAAATTGTGAAGATCGCGCCCGGGGACTTTCCTGACACAACCTGCGCATCCAACATCTGCAACCGGCTGTGGATTACCAGGCGTGTGACGCGTGTGATCGACGACGACCCGCTTGATAACGCGCGCTATCGCTACTTTCACGAGAACGTGGGCAAGCTCGGTTTGGTCTACGAGCGGCGCGCTGAGACTCGTGAGACACCCGCCTCGCGTGCTACTAAGCCGCTGCGCATCAAGCCGCCCGCAAACTTCTCCGTAAACCCAATGCTGCCGGCTAGCTTGGGCAACATGGCCGGCACACCGGCGCCGGGCCTGGCCAGTATAGTCGGCACGCCGTGTCATGACCTTAAAGTTGACTTTCCTTTTCCATCAACGGTGCGTGCGCGCCGCATCGAGTCCATCGCAATCGACGTTGCAGGACAGACCATCAACTTAACTCGACCCGAGGCTCTCACTCTCTTAAACGATCTGTTGACTCTCTTTCCCAATTCGGAGAAACTCTGATGCCCGCAGATACTGCTACAGCTACACACACGCGAATGCTCACCGTCGGCGAACAAATCGATGCGCTGCAAAAGCTCAAAGAGCGCAAGAAAGACGCCGAAACGGTCGTCTCAGATCTTGAGAAACAGATCGAAGCGTCCGCCAACAACCTGATCGAACTGATGGAAGCCCAAGGCGTGGTGCGCTCCACCGGCCGCCTGGCAACCGCTTCGATCAGCGAGTCGATCAAGCCCCAAGTGCAAGACTGGGCAGCGTTTTACGACTTCATCGCACGGCACAAGTACTTCCACCTTCTCGATCGGCGCCCCTCGGTCACGGGCTGCCGTGAGCTGTTCGAGACCAAGGGCGTCATCCCCGGCGTTGTCCCCTTCACCAAAAAGACCATCCGCACTACCACTCTAGGATAAAAAGCATGAGCACTGAGATCGTCAACATCGACAAGCAGCTGGCCGACATGGTCGCTGACATCAGCAACCGCATCGCCAAGCCCTCGGGCGACCGCATCAAGGTCACGCAAAGCAAGCAGTTCCGCTTTCCCGACGGCACGACCAACCCGGGCCCGTTCCAGGCGATCATCCTCGACTTTGTGGCGAGCAACCTCTTCTACGAGGGTGCCTTCAACAAAGACGAGATCGCACCGCCCGACTGCTTTGCGCTTGGCGCCAACCCGTCCGAGCTCGTGCCAAGCGAGAGCTCGCCCAAAAAGCAAGCGCAAAGCTGCTCCTCGTGCCCGCAAAACCAGTTCGGCTCTGCCGGCCGTGGCAAAGCCTGCAAGAACGGTCGCTTGATCGCTGTGCTGCCCGCGGACTTCGAAGCTGACACGCCAATCTGGCTGCTGTCGGTCTCGCCCACCGGCATCAAAGCGTTTGATGCGTACGTCGCTTCGATCGCAGGCCAGTTCCAGGCCCCGCCCGTCAAGGTCGTTACAACCATCGCTTTCGACCCCAAGGTCGACTACCCGTCGCTGCGTTTCGGTGCTCCCGAAATCAACGAACGTGTGGTGGAAGCCGTCGCTCGCATGCCCGAAGCACGCAAGCGCTTGCTGACCGAGCCCGACTACGCTGCAGCCTTCCAGGCCAAAGCTGACGCGGGCCTGGGCGGTGGCCAGCCCATGACCATGCCTGCACGCGGCGGGCGCTCGGCAGCACGCGTGGTGCGTTAACCTCGCCCTCTGCTCTTACGCTCTAATACTCTTACTTACCTGCCAGAGTATTAGAGCGCACCCACAACTCTCATAGGCCAGTCTCATGCACTTGATGATCGATCTCGAAACATTGTCCACCGACCCCCGCGCTGTCATTCTCAGCGTGGGTGCCTGCAAGTTCACCGAAACTACCATCGTCGACACTTTCTATCGAGAAGTCGAGATTCAACCGCAGTTCAAGAACCGCCACATTTCAGCCGAAACACTCAAGTGGTGGCTGAGCCAGGGCGAGGAAGCCCAGCGCGTCTTTGGCGACGCAGACAAGGCTTCGCTTGCGCATGTGCTCGCCGACCTGACGATCTTCGTTGGCGCCGACGCACCGACCATCCATACCTGGGCCAACGGCGCGTCGTTCGATCTGCCGATCCTGGCCACCGCCTACACCGACGCGGGCGGTCCTGTGCCCTGGCGCTTTTACAACGAACGCTGCTACCGCACGGTCAAGAATCTTTTTGACGGGCAGTACAAAAAGCTCGAGCTCGGCCAAGAGCTCAAGCACAACGCGCTCAACGACGCGGTCTTTCAGGCCCGCCAGCTGATGGAGATCATGCAATGCCACGCATTCCAATAATCGGCATCGCCGGTCCCGCGCGCTCAGGCAAAGACACCACCGCCAGCCTTATCGCAGGCCTGGTGGGTGGCTACCACTACTCGTTTGCCGATCCGATCCGGGCCATGCTCAAGGCTGGCCTGCGTATCGACATGTCTCAGCCTTACTGGCAAGAGCACAAGGAAAGCCCCATCGCAGCCTTTGGCGGCAAGAGCCCGCGTCAAATGATGCAGTGGCTTGGCACCGAGTGGGGCCGCAACCTCATCGACCAGGACATCTGGATCACGCTGGCCAAGCAGACGCTACTGAACAGCGGCGCCGGCATGATCGTGGCCGACGTGCGCTTTGAGAACGAAGCGCAGATGATCCGCGAGATGAACGGGCTGCTGATCCACTTGCGCCGCGCAGCTGCACCGCCTGTTCACGGGCACGCGTCCGAGATGGGCGTGGCTATTACCGAAGACGACGTCGTCATCCACAACGACGGTACGCTTGAAGACCTGCAGGCACGGCTGCGGAGTGTCCTCAAAGCCTGAGACCGTCTTCATGAACTCGGTGCACAAACACTTGCGTGATGTGCATTTCGAGAAGCACAACAACCCCTTTCGCTCGGGCACCGCAGACGTGTGGTACTCGGGGCGAAAGGCCGACCTCTGGGTCGAATACAAGTTCGTTGAGATACCGGTGCGAGGCGCGACCGACCTTCCGATAGACCTGTCCGCACGTCAGCTTAACTGGCTGCGCGGGCGTCTATCAGAGGGCCGTAATGTCGCAGTGATTGTGGGCTGCAAAGAAGGCGGCGTTCTGCTTCAGAACCGAGCCTGGGAAGCCCTCTTTACTGCAGCATCTTTCCAACCGCTGGTCCGATCGCGCCAATTTCTAGCCGACTGGATTCGCACTCAAACAGGCCCTAGCCCATGTCTTACACATCCAAAGCTTTTCAGCTCGCCAACTTCACGCAATCAGTCTTTCGCATCCTAACGGGTGTGATCAGCATCACAGCTTTGTTGCTTGAGCTGTACGTGCGTGGTCGTCCGCACGCCAAACGGTATTCACACGCTACCTAAAACGCGTACTATCTGGCCTCTTAGACTCTCGGCCTCTCTCACGTACGCCCCGTTTTCGGAGCTGATCATGCCCGCGCTCTTACAAGACACCAACATCTACTACCAACTCGAGCAGTACATGCAGGCCCATCCTGGGCTTTTCACATGCGTGGACCTGTTCGATGTGCCGGCAATCCATGCCGTGGCACAAAACGCCAATCACGTCTCTGACGCGCTTGGCAATCTCTACCGGCGCGGCTACCTGTACCGCGAGCCGGCGGCTAAGACCCCGCGCAGCCAGGCCAAGTGGGCCTATGGCTGGAAAACGGTCAAGCCCAAACGAGATCTGGCACCCAGCCAGATCGAGACCATGGCTCAGGCAGCCTACGACGCCCGCCCTGAGCCCACTCCAAAGAAGATCAGCCCCTCAGTTCCCGCAGACAACAAGCCGCAAATGACGATCACCGAGCACGAAGGACGCGTGACGATCGAGCTGGCCAGCTTGAGGATCACGATTGAGTCTCGAAGGTAAGGACTACTTGTCTGAAGCCGAAGCCGCGCACTACTGCTGCGTGAGCATCAGCCAGTTCCGCAGCAAGGCCATTTCATGCGGCATTGTTGCGGGCTGGTTCATGGGCAAAAAAGTCTACCGCCGAGTTGATTTGATCAAAGCGATCGAGGCGCAATGGCAACCGTACGTATTAGAAGTGCTTCCTGGGTTCTCCAGTGGCATGAAGCCGGCAAGCAGCACCGCAAAACGCTCGGCAAAACGAAAGTGATGTCCGAAAAGCAGGCCGAAACATTTCGGCTTGCTAAAGAACTCGAGCTGGCGGGCAACGTGCAGGTAATGCACCGGCTGCGTATTTCCGCAGCGCCAACACTTGCCGAATTTGCCGAGGAATACCTTGTTTGGTATTCCCAGGCTTTTCCTGACACGCACTACGATGTAGAAAAGCGAATCAGGAAAGTCATTGTGCCGGGTTTGGGCAAATACCGAATCGATTCGATTCCGCTACAACAAGCCGAAATGTGGAAGCTGAATCGCGGCACGCAAGTGGCGGCATCAGCGGCGAATAACGAAATTGCCACGTTGCGCGCAATGCTCAATAAGGCAGTGGCTTGGGGCAAAATCCAAGTGTCGCCGTTACCGACTGCGCGGTTTCCTAATTTGCCGCGTGCAGCCAAAGTAAAGCCAACTTTTGCGACCAAAGCGCATATGGAGGCGCTTTATCTGCACGCTCAAACCCTTGAGCCGCATTGGGCCCCAATCTGGAAGCTCTATGTCAACACTGGCATGCGCCGCACTGAGGCTCTCAATCTGCAGTGGGGCGACGTGCAAAGCGAGCTCATCTCGATCGTCTCGCGCACCACGGCCCGCACAAAGTCGGGCAAGTCTCGAGACGTGCCGCTCAACGACGGCGCGCGCGAAGCGCTTGATGCACTCAGGGCTTTGACTGGCGGCATGCGCTACGTCTTGCCCCGTGTGACGAGGGACTACTTGACTGCCAAGTTCCGGGCCCAGGCCGACGCAGCCCTGCTGCCGCCTGAAATCCACCTTCATTCTTTGCGCCACACTTTTGCTTCCCATCTGGTCATGGCGGGAGTATCCCTACGCGAAGTGCAGGAATTATTGGGCCATTCGACTATCCTGATGACCGAGATTTATGCGCACTTGGCGCCTGGCCACACCAAGAAAAGCGTAGGCCTGATACAGCTGTAAAAACGTAGGAACTTAGTTTTGTGCTCTCTCACACGCAAAACAAACACAGCCAAAACGCCGACCCGCATGCCTTGGGCGTTTCCAGTTACCTGCCCGAATTCTGTACGCATGACATTTTTTTTGTGTTTCGCTCTAACACCCTGTAAGACCGTTCCGTTTCTCACCGCCTGTGGCTGCTATCGACTATAGCGGCCACTTTCATTTTGTCCGCATGTCTAACAACACTCTGACAAGATTCAACATAGAGTGACACGAAAAGAGCACAGGAAAAGCACATGGACACCAACTTGATATACCGCCTGGCGATGACGGCAAGCTCAGCCAATAGCCAAATAATCTGCGTTGGCCAGTTGTCAATGCTTTTCTCATACAACTCGCTGGTTGGGGTCAGCTTCGAACGCGAAATGCTGCAAGCTGACGTGCGCACGCCCACCACAGCCAGGCACATCAACAACGCCGGCTTTGCTTTTGCGCGCAGAGCAACTCACGCTGAACTGCAAGCGCTGGCGCTGGTTGGGATGTCGCGCGAAGTGAGCCGACAAGCGGCAAGCAAGCTTGCAGCTTGACCGTTCGTCAGAATTAGCTCGTCGCACTAATCCGTGCGAATGATCCGCCTGCATTTTTTTGCCCACTGCAGCAGCACGCTGCGAGACACTTGCCCCCGGCGTTTTGCCAAAAAGCATTTTTTTTTTAAGGGGCGGTCTTGATCTACTTAGTAGCGGTAGAACACGAACCTCAATTTGAGGAGATACGTGTCATGGCGTCCACGCTCGATCAAGCGTGCGATAAAGCCACATCAAAGTTTGAAGGTTTGGTGCGGGTCGTCGAAGTTCATTCGGTGATGCACATCGACGACCCGTTCTATCGAGGCACGGCTCACGCCGTCCCCGATCACTGGCTTACTTTTCGCGAATCAAGCCCGACGATCAGGGATCAGCATTCCGATTAAGCCGGCAATACCAAGACCTGCGGCAATGATCGTGTCGGCCAGCGCCGGCGCGATCGGAACGCCAATCGCGGTCAAGAAAATAACAATGCCGCGCCAGGTGCTGGCTTCTTTGAAACGGTCGAGAAAATAGTCTTTCATTCGGCATCCTTTTTTTAAAGACGAGCCCCACGAGGGCTCTTTTTTTTCGGGGTGAAACCCCCCAGGGATAACTCTGTTTACTGCTTATTTCAAAATGTCCGCGCCCAGCTTTATGAGGGTGTAAACCGCCCCCAGCGCCAGCCCCACGCCCAGGAACTTGTTCATCCAGCTTTCGACCTTGGCGTTGAGCGCGGTGAAGGCCGACGCATGGGCCGCGATCTTGGCTTCGACTTCCTGAATACGCCCGGCCTGGTTTTGCTGGCGTTCTTCGATCAGAATCAGGCGGACGACCGCGTCGGACAGCGTGTCGACCTTCGCTTCGATGCGGGCGAGGTCGTCATTCATTTGCCCGTCTCCGGCTTTCCGACCACATCCAGCACCGTGGGTGACGGTATCGCCGGCTCGTTGGCTGGGTTTGCGCAGGCGACCAGCAAAAAGAAGCCGAGCAAAAAGATAATCAAGGGTTCAAGACGCATCGGTTAGTCCTTCGTCATCGCCAGTGCTTCGGTTTTGACTGTCTCAAGGCGGATCAACCAGCCTCGGCCAAACGTGGTGAACGTAGGGAGCGACTGGTAAAACGCTCTCTTACGCTCTGTGAACTTATGCACCGTCATTGTAGCATCAGACAGTAAGACCGCCGCAAGAGTCTTAGGCCCGAAAAAGCCGTCGTCATCGACACCCAGTGCGGCCTGCAGGGTCTTCTTTGCCCGTGATGGGCCGGCGTTGACCGCAAAGTCAAACACGAGGTGATCCACCCCGGAGGGTAAGATGTCGCCGCGCACCGCGTCCCAGTAATTCTTCTTGTACAGGGGCTCCACCATGTACGGCGTGAGCGAGCGCATCTCACCGGGTAGACACTTGCGCTTGACCCAGTTTTCCCACGTCCGGCGAGTGACCCCGAGGTTTGTCTCGCCTCCTGGGTCGCGCGGGTGGTCGACATAGCCGCCCTCGTGCTTGAGCACTCGGAACAGCGAAAGCTGGAAGTTGCGGTCCATCATGCGCCTCTAAAAAGGGTTGCCCGCAGCGCCGGGCCCAGCGGCGCCGAGCGCAGGCCAAGGTCGGCCACCGAGTCATTGGGCGACCCGGCGAGCGTCTGCGCAGCTTGAATAGCGTGCCCGGCCGAGGGGCCAAGGAACGACGCGCCCGGCACCTGGTTGCGCGCAAGGTCGGTGAACACGTCAGCCGTAAAGGTGGTGGTGCCAAGCGTCGCGTTCTTGACCGCCAGGGCCAGCATCCCCGACAAGGTCGTGTCGACCGGCCGCCCTGAGATCACACTCTTGGCCAGGCCCAGGGTGAGACCCACCGGCACATAGGCCAGCATGGCGGCGGTGGGTGCGTAGTTCTCGTGCTCGGCTTCTTTCTCGACGTAGCGTTTGACCACGTTCTGAAAGCTGTAGGTGAACTGCTTCAGGTGAAAGATCAGCATGAAGCGCGGGTCGCTGCCCCAGATCGGGCGGTGCGCGGCATTCGGGCGGATCGCCGCACCGTCAACGAAGCGCATCATCGCTTCTTGCATCTTGTTGGCCTGCTGCGGCGTCAGGCCGTCGGCCACGGTGAGCGCAAGGCTCCCGTCGGGCTTGATCTTGACGTCATTTGCGCTGAGGTTCAGCTCCCTGAGCATGCGGATCGAGGTCTCGTCGCCCTTGCCTGCCGCCACAGCGCGCTGCTTGATGAAGTTCACGCCCGCCGTCATTGCGGCGATGCGCATCGACTTGTTCCAGGCATACATGCCGTTGAGCTTGAAGAACCGGTCCTGCACGCTCTTGGCAAAGCCAGTCACGTGGTGGCCCTCATGCGAGAACCCGTAGCTGCCGGCCAGCACTTCGTCGTCGATCAGGCCGATCTCAGCAGCAAGCTTTTCTTTCTCACCAGGGGGCAGGCCTTTGATCGCGGCTTTTACCCCGGCCAAGCCAGTCTTTAGCGCTTCCCACGAGTCTTTCAGATCGCCAGAGCGTGCAGCGATTCCGACTGCATCCATCAGGTTGTTGATCAGACTGAACGGCAGCAGCACGATGTTTTCGTAGGCGATGATGCCGTTCATGAGCGTGCGCAGCTTCGGATCGAGGTCCTTGCCCATCGTGCCCAGCAGCGCCGAGGTGGCTCGCTTCGCAACGTCGAGGTCTTTAGCCGACGCGCCCTGCTTTACGGCCTCGTCGAGCGCCTCTCTGATCACTTCGCCGTCGTTGCCAAAGATCTTGGCGTACGCGCCGCGGTGCGCTGCAGCAAAGATGTACCGGCTCATGATGTACGAGAGGTCTTGCGCCTGGAACTTTTGGAACTGCTCGGCGTTCTTGGCGTTGATGAAGGTAAGCGCCCGCGAGTTCGACGCTTCCATGAACGGCGTGTAGGCGGCGTTGTCGTTCATCCCCACTGTGTCTTCGGTAACAAGTGAGCGCACGATGCCGTCGACCATCACGCCCACGTCCAGCTTGGTCACGCCGTCGGCCAGCAGGTACTTGGTCAACAGGTCGCGGAACTCTGTTTCGTTGGCCAGAATCCGTTCGCTGTCCCACACGCGCGGGAAATAGTTCTTCACCTTGCGCAGTGGGTCCCACCCGGGGACCTCCACGCTGTTTCCGTACTGGTCTTTGCTCGTCTTGTAGCTCAAGGTCATCACGCCCATGCGCGTCAAGTAGTCGTGCGAGCTATCAAGAAAGCCACGCAGACCGTCGACCAGCTCCTGCGCTTCTTTCGACGTTGCAGGCTGCTGGGTCTGCAGCGCGTACAGCGCGTCGGCCTTTACCGTCTCGGACTTGCCCACCAGCAGCTTGTTGAGCCGGTTTGCCATCTGGTTTTGCTGCTGAGCGCGTCGCTGCAAAAAGCCAAGCCTGCCACCTTCGTTATCGGTCTCGACGTGGAACTTGCGCGCCAGATCGCGCAGCGCCGGCACGTTGGTTCCGCGCAGTCTGTCGGTCGAGCTCAGGAGAAGACTGTCGGCGGCATCGATCAGATAACGGGTGACCTCGCCCTGCTGCAGCTTTTCACGGAAAGTCTTTTCGCGCAGATCGCGCAGCACCGCGTCGACCGTCGCCGGATTGGAAAACTCTCCTTTGTCGAACGCGGCCATGAGTGCGGCGGCCTTTTCTTGCTCGGTCGCCACTTTCAGCACGCTGCGGATCATGTCGCGGATCTTGCTCATCCAGTCTTGGGCTGCCGGAGGCACGACCTTGAGCTGGCCGGCGTTCCAGAACTGGTACATGTAGGCTGCGGCTTCTTCCGGCTGGCCGATCTGGTTGAGCGCCGCCGGGTATTGAGCGAGCAGCGCCTTGAGCTGCTTCTGAACTGCTGGGGTCATCGCTACGCGCTCGAGGATCGCGGCGGACGAGAGCTTTGAGCTCGATGCGCCCGCACCGCGCAGCCGGTTGAATAGCCCGTGCAGCGCCTCGTGCGCCGCCACGCTGCGCGCCGGGTCCATGCCGATGTTGATGGCGATGCTCACGACATCGGCAGCAACCGTCTGAATTCCATCGAGACCAGCAATTTCTCGCTGATTGGCATATGAACCGGAAACGCCACCGGCGAGCTTTTCGATCTTGACCACAACCTTCTTGCCCAGGCGCTTGACCAGCCCGTCGATGAGCTCTTTTTGTTGGTCAGCGGTCAGGTCGGGCTGCACCAGCGGCGACTGCGGCTGCAGGAGGCTGAACTTGGTCGTCCCTGCGGACCGCTTTTGACGCGGTGCGGTGAATACGCCCGCATTGTCCGCAGTCTCGGTCCAGCCCTTCGCTTTCAGGTAGTTCGCAATCCGGGTCTGGTACGGCTCCTCGGCGCGCACGGTCGGCACATCGAGCCTGATGCTGCTGGTGGCCGTCATGGCCGCGTCGATCTCGGCTTTGCCCGGCTCTTTGCCCCGAAAGTCCGTGACGCCAATCTCGCGCGGCGGGCGGGCACGCGGCTCGACCTTGGCCGGCATGGGTGCGGCGGTCTTTTCGCGCACCGGTGCGGCCGGCAGTTGCTTGGGCGGACGTGCGCGCCCCAGCTCGAGCTGCTCGCCAGTGGGTTCCTTATTGCGCCGTGCGTCGTCCTCGGCAAGCCTGGCCTGCTCAGCCTCGCGCGCCCGCGCAGCGTCGGCCCGCTCTTTGTCTGAGACTGCGGGCAGACCCAGGTCGAGCGGTGCTTGTGTGCTCAGGCGCAGGTCGCGGTTCTTGGCGTCGTTCTCGCGTTTGTTGAGATTGCCGCCCCTGTCGGGCAGCGGCATCGGTTCGCTTGTATACACGCCCTTTTTTTTCATTGCTGCCGCAGTCACCTGAAGCTGTGACGGGCGGTCTGCTTTTTCTGTTGGGGCGGGAGCAACGCCCGTTTCTTCTCGCTGATCAGGACGCGTGTTGGAAAAGTCAGGCCGGGTGGCTGCAGTCAGCTTGGTCGTCGGCACCTGCCCTGGCCGAGCGGTGTCTTGCACAAGCTGGATGCTCTCCCCGGTATCCGGCTCAACCGTGCGCACGCCAGGCGCGTCTTGTTCGCGCAGCGTCTCGCCCATCTGAAAGTTGGTGTCGATCGGCCCTTCCCGCTCGTCGCCCTGAGCGAGATTGCGGATGTTGTCGAACATTTGGTTGTAGACCGCCAGCAGTTCGTCCCTGCGCTTGTCGATGTACTCGCGCCGAGCTTGACGTTGCGGGTACGGCAGGTCGCTTACTTTGCGGCGAAGAACATTTGCCCTGTCCCGGATAGCCTGCAACGTCTCGTCGCGGCCTTCCAAGACCTCAGCTCGTTCTTCTGGGCCTTGCGCTGCGTGGTCCTCGATTTCCTGAAGGCGCTCCGCTCTAGTTGTCTCAGGCAGCGGCTTGTAATCAGGCACCGGCCCAAACCGCAACGTGTCATCGAGCCGCGCTTGCCGAAGGTCCTCGATCTCCGCTTCAAGCGGGTTGTAGCGGACTTTGTTGTCCGCTTTGCTTTTATCGTTTTCGGCTTGTGCGGCAGCAACAAGCTCGCCGTACGTCATTTGCTTGCCGGCAACCTCGCCTATCTTTCGGCCTGCGGGAATGCTCGGAGGGTTTTCGCTTTTTGCGTGTTTTTTCGCGTGTTGATAGTTGATTCGGTCGAGCGCGGTTTGCGCCGGCCCTGCTTGCGGCGCCTGGCGCTTGCTCTTGCCCTCGTTAGCCGCGGCGACCAGCTCGCCGTAGGTCGTCATCTTGCCGTTGAACTTGCCGATGTTCAGGCTCGCGGGGATGTTCTGGATACCTGGATTCTGTATCGCGTCTTCCTGGGCTTTGCCCAACACCGTGCCGGTCTTCGACAAGCGCGCTAGCGTGTAGCCCCGGCCCATGACGCTCGCGACCGCGTCGTGGAACCGATCGAGCTCGAACTGCGCGGACGTTTTGTCCTCGACCGAGCCCTTTACCTCGCGCTGTTTCCAGGCGTTGCGCAACTTGATTGCGTTCAGGTTTAAGGTCTTGCGCGTCGTTGCATTGCGGAAAGTCAGGCGCGTATCGTCGGTGTCTTTGAGCTCGGCCTTGGCCCATCGAGAGCCGGTCAGGTCTTCGTCCTGCGCAAGCGCGCCCTCCCCGTCGGGCGACTGCCGCTTGTAGATCGGCATGAGCTCGAGCGCGGCTTCCCACGCTTTGCGCGACGGCGCGCCGGTCTTCTTGTCCGCCAGGCTGGGACGCGCAATCGCTTCTTCGATGCGCTGGCCGAGCAGATCACGCCCTTCGATGGCTCGCTTGAGTTGGCCGCGCTCGGTGGGTGTCAGGCCGCCTTTGCCAAGCCGCGCTTGATCGATAGCGTTCTGCTCGATCAGGTCTTTGTGAACGCGCACGACTTCTTTTTCGGGGTCGATCAACGTACCTTTGCCAGTCTCGCTCACGCGCGCGTTGTGCGCGTTCATGTGCTCAAGCATGCTCGAGCGCACGACGCCACGATCGTTGCCGGCAGCGCGCGAGCCAAGGCGCCCCTGCGCTTTCAACGCCCGCACGTTGGCGGCGCTGGTAAACGGGCGGACGACCTTGTCGTCGGCGAAGATGAACTCGTCGGCGCCCGTGCGTTCGCTGATGCTTGCGCGCGTCGGGTCGTCGTACTCCTGGCGCGTTGCGTCGTTGCCCAGAGGGTTGTCGTTGAACCGGTTGCGGATTTCCGCAGTTTGCTGGTTCTCTCCCGGGTCGTTAACTACAAGCTGGCCCGAGGCGCGCATCGCGGCACGCCGGCGCTCGGAGTATTGCCCGAGCAGTTGGGTCAGTTTGTTTTGAAGCGCCGGCGTCGGGAACGCTTGGTACAGCGCGTTGTAGATCTGCTCTTCGCGTCCTTCGCCCTGCAGCCTGCCCCGCTGGCGGCCCACGTCCGAGCCGTTGGCAACCATGTCGATCATGGTCGCGACGGCGCGGCGCTCTTCGCCGGATTGCAGGCGCGGGTTGTCCATCAGCGTGCGGTACAGCGCACTGTTGCGATCTTCCAGGTCTGCCTCGGCGCTGCGCACTTCTGTGAGTGCGCCGGTGGGCAGGTTTGCTGCGCGCGCCACGTCCTCGAGCATCTTCACGCGGTTGCGTGTGTGCAGGAAGAGGTCCGAGCTGCCCAGGTCGTGCAGATCCTCGGCGGTAAGACCTTTGGGGCTTTTCATCGCCGCAAGCAGCGTGCCCATGGCCTCGACGAACTGCGACTCGCTGGCTTTCGTAAGCCTGCTACGGTCGATGTTGCTGGCTACCAGCTCGCGAGCAACGTCGCGATCGTCGTCGCCCACCATAAACTGCATGCTGGGTTTCTCACCCCGGCGCTCAAAAATGCCCGACACTCGCTGCTGGGCGTCATCGGCGGCGTCTTTGCCGTACGCGGCCAGATCATCAAGCGAGATCGGGTTCGCACCGCCCTGCTTGATCTGGTCGGCGACCTCAGCGGTCGAGGCGGAAAGATCGATCGGTGCGCGCGGCTTGCTTTTGAACATGTCAAGCAGCGAGCGGCCAGCGGTGCTGGCGGTATCTGCTGCGCTACCCAATACGCCGCCCACTGCGCCGGCCGCATCGCCAACTGCATCAGCCGTACGTCCCGCACCCGAGAGCAGCGCGCGCGGCGCGGCGGTCACCGCAGACGAGGCTGCCGACATACCAGCGCCGCCGATGCCACCGGCAAGGACTGAGTTGATCAGCTCGCTGCGGTCGTCGCTTGCGTCCCGGTTCGGGTTCAGGCGCGCCAGAGTGTTCTGGCCGAGCAGGGTCTGAGCGCCCTCGGTAGCACCCTCGACCAGCGCTTCTTTGCCCAGGTTGCGCACGTAGTTGCCGAGCGTGGGGCGCAGCAGGCGGGAGGCGACCGAGCCCGGCACCAGCGCATCAAGCGCGCCAGCCATCACGCCGTAGCGGGTGGCTTCCTGGTCGCGCTGAGCGGCAGGAAGCGCTGCGATCGCCGGGTCCTGGTACTGCGAGGCAATTTGCTCGCCACGATTCATGTAGTAGCCGGGGATGCTCGCGCCGATCACTGCGCCAGTGGGGCCGCCCACAAAGCCGCCTGCCAAGCCACCGGCCAGCGACGGGATCGCTGTGGGTACAGCCTGACCGAGCGCACCAGCGACATAGTCACCCGCGTCGCGCAGACCGTTGATCTGCTCAACGCGCTGCACGCGCGGCGCGAACTGCTGCGCTTCTTGCTGCATGCTTTCGAAGATTGCCTTGTTGCGCAGGAACCCCTCGCGGTCACCGCGCTGCTCGGCCTTGAGCGCCTCGTCGGCGAACGCGCCGGCCGACAGGCCACTGGCTGAACTGCGCAGCCCGCGCTCGAAAGACGCGTTCGGGTCTACCCGGATCGCGTTGGCAAGCTCTGCGGTGTCGCTCGGTGCACCGAGCACGTCGGCCGAAGGTGAGCGGCGCAGCGGCGAGTCGAGGACGCCCGCCATAGCTTAGCGCCTCAGTCCGTCGGAGCCGACGATCTGTGAATTTGCCAGTCTACGGCGCTCGATCTCAGCCGCAGCGGCGGCGTCGTTGTCCGGGCCGATCATGTCTGTAAAGCGCGCGGTGCGCCCGAGCTTGTCCACGACCACTCGCCCGTCTCTTCCGGGAGTTTTCGAGCGCAAGTAATCAGCCACCGTCAGACCGCCGCTGGCGACGTCGCGATAGCTGGCGGGGCGCACATCGGCAATATCGATCGGCGTGCTGCTGGTTCGCCCGCCAAACGCGTTATTTACCTGCCTCGCGTTCATGCGCTCCGCCAGATTGAACTGAGTGACTGCGTCGGCATAACCTCGGTCGCTGCTCAGCTGCGAGGGCGAGACGTTGGCCGTCGCCCATTGTTCGAACAAGTTCTGACGCACACGGTCGGCCACGGGCTTGCCGTTTTCATCCACCGTCATAAACGAGCGGTCAAGGCGGTCAACGAACCGCTTGTCGCGCAGGTTCTCGCGGTCGTAGCCCAGGCGCGCCTGTTCCGACAACAAGCGAAGCATGCTGCCCTCGCGGGTAGCGCCGACCGTGTTCTCGTTGTTGCGCTCGCTCGCGTCGGTGGCGTACCGGCTCGCCGCTGCGCTGTTGTCCGAACCGTACTTGCTGGCCTCGGCAGCAATGCGCGCGTTCTCCAAGGAGTTCTCACGACGGAACTGCTCGGCAGCCATCTGCAAGTCCTGACCGCGCATCGACGTATTTTCACGGCGCAGGCCCAGATCGTAGTTCAGGTCCTGGCCACGCGCGCTGACCGCGTTGGCGCCCTCCTGGCGGGCCATCGAGGCGTCGTTGTTCAGCTTCGCAATCAGCGCCTGACGCGCGCCCGACGGCATGAAGTTCGGGTTAGATGCGGCCCGCAGTGCGGCACCTTCGTTCATCGACCGCGCGCTGTCTTCTGCGTTGGGCAGCACCGGGCCGCCGCGTGAGAATGCCTGGCGCGGGCCAAACGAGCTGCCCAACACCGGTGCCCGGTTGAGCGCTTCTTGCTCGCGCAGGTTGCCGATGTCCTTGTACGCCTGGCTTGTGCGGGCTGCGCTTGCGTTAAACGAGTCGCTCGCTTCCTTGGCACGCGCGGCGCGCTGCGAGGCCATGACGTTTTCGCGGTCAGTGATGTCCGAGAACGAGTTGCCGTTGCGGTAGATCCCGTCCGCGGGCAGCTTCGGGGTGTTGAAGCCCGTAGGAGCGGCCGGCGCGCTGCGCAAAATGCTTCCGAAATCGGTGGGCTTTGCCGCCGCATCGGCCGCAGCTTGCGCGTTTGCTACACCGGTAGCATTCGCCGGGCCGGTAGGTTGAGGCCCAGCCGGAGCAACAGGCGCTGAAGGTTTTTCGCTGCCCAAGATAAGACCCGCCGCGCGCAGCCCAGCGTCGCGGAAGAATCCTTCACCTGCCTGCGCGTTTGTCCCAAAGGTCTGATTGAACTTGTTGGCAAAGTCTTCGGTAGGAGTACTCATCTGACTGGCGGCCTGCAAGCCAAGCACCGGCAGGCTGAGCCCTTTCAGTCCGCTGAACGCCGCGCTGCCAACCTTGCGCACCCCCGGGCTGGGCTGATAAAACTTAGGCGCATTTTTCTTCGCCTCCAGCGCGTCGGCCGCAGCTTTCGCGTCTCCGACTGCTTTGCCCGCATCGGTGCGCGCCATGCCCGAGATGGAGGTGTCTTTGGTTACTGCGTCAGTTACGGCGTCACCCACTGCGCGCCCGCCGTCAACGACGGCAGAGCCTGCGTTGCGCAACCCGTTGACCGCGGCGCCCGTCGCGTCAGATACGGTGTTACCCGCCATGCCAAGCACGCTTCTGCCTACCTTGGCAGCGTCGGCCGCGGCTGTCTTGATGCCGTCGCCGGCGACGCCGACGTTTCTCCTGACCCCTGCATACTGCCCGGCAAGCCGGGACTTAACGTCGGCGGCAAACCCTGCTGCGTTTCTGGCCGCGTTCTCGGCCCCTTCTTGCAGCGCCGCAGCGGCAGGCTGAAACACTGGCATCTTTACCTGCCTGCCAAAACCCTTTGCCTGCTCGGCGGCAAGCGCCGTCTCTTTGGCTTGTGTGGCGGCGCTGCGAAGAGCGTCCATATCCAGCTTCACGTCTGCGACGGTTCGGCCGTTGATCAATTTCTGCGCCCGAAGCTTTTCGAACAGGCTGCGATCACGCATCGAACCCGACGGCATACTGCCCCCGCTCTCGGCGTAAATCGTGCCGCCGCGAGCGTTGTTCTGCACGCCCTCTATGACCTTGCCGCCGGCCGGTTTGCCGTTGGTGCGCAGCACCAGCTCGTCGAGCACCTCAGGGCCGCCCAGCGCTCGCGCGGTCTTGACCGGCAGCACGTACTCCTCGGGTGTAAGCATCGCCGGGACCGTGTCGGTGCCCATCGGCGTGCCGCCGTTGGCAAAGCGAATCGGCTTGGGCGCATTCGGCTTCGGGGTCGGTGCCGGCGGGGGCATCGGCGCAGGTGCAGACACCGGAGGCGCGGCTTTGTCGACCTCGGCGTCGATCGCCTTTGCGCGACGAGACAGCATGCCGACCGCACCGCCGTTGTTGTACCCCTGGACCATGCCGCCGGAGCCGTACTTGCGCAGCGACATTTTCATGACCCGGGAGTCGTCGCCCTTGACCATGCCGCCGTTGGCGTAGCCCTCAACCATGCCGCCGTTGCCGTACTTGCGCAGCGCCATCTTGCCTTCGAAGTCACGCGTGATCTGCGATTTATTCATGGTCAGGTTCAGGTATACGAGTAAGTTTTCTGGGTGGAGTCGGACCACTGCGCCTGGGCCTGGCCCTGGGCTTGCAGTCCGAGATTGACCGCGCTCATGGCGCCTGATGCGAGCGTGGCGGAATACTGCGCAAGCGAGCGCAGGCTGCCGATGTTCAGCTCGGACAACTTGATCTGGCGCGTGGCCTCGCCGTCGAACTTTTTGTACTCGGCCTCGTAGCGGGCGATGTTTGCGCGCAGCGTGGCTTCGGTGTTCTTGATGTCGAGCTCTTTGATCGACACGCCCACGCCCGCCTGCGCCATGATTGCCTGGCTCTGCGAGACGAACATCTGCGCCTGCGCGCTGAACGACTGCGCAGTCGTCGCCGCTTTGTCGCGCTCGGCCTGAACCTGCGAGGCGTAGACCTGAGTGGCTTGGCCTGCGGCGGCAATGCGCGCCTGCACTTTGGCTACGCCCAGCTCGCCCACGGTCGACTGCGCCTGCACGCGGGCGGCAAATGCGCGGGTCTCGGCCTCGAGGATGCCGACCTTGGACGCTTCGCCGCGCACCTGGATGTCGTAGGCCTCAAAGCGGGTCTTGTCCGCGTTGATGCGCGTGGCGTACGCGTCGATGTCGGCCTTGTAGATGTCGATCTGCGTGCGGGCAAAGCCGAGCTGCGTCTGCACCGCTTCGAGCGAGGTCTTGTAGACGTCCGCTCTCGTCGCAAGCGCCTGCAGCTGGGCCTGGAAGATCTGCACCGTCTGGTTGTTGATGCCGCTGATAGCCTGCTGAGCGTCGACCTGCACCTTGTAGGCCTGCACAGCCGAGAGCGCCGCGTCGATGCGAGTGCGGTAGACGGTCGCCGCCACGCTGTACGCCTGGCTGCGGATGTTGAACTCCTGCACCTGCGCGTTGTATAGCGAGATGGCTTGCTCCAGGCGGAACTTTTCCATCTCAAACTGTCGCGCAAGCGTGTTGTTCGCCAGGTTGCTCAGCAAGCCCTCAAGCGCGATGCCCTGCTGCACGGCTGTGTTGAGCTGCTCGATCAGGATCTTGTTGGCGTTGACGTAGATCTCGCGGCTCGTGGCCTGAGCCTTGAGCTGGTTGTCCTCGATCGTCGCGTTGACCTGCTTGACCAGCATGCCGGGCGGCATCGAAAAGCCGCGCCCAGCGAAAGTCTCGTAGGCGTCTTGCACCGCCTTGAGTGCTGCGATGTCGTCACGCGAGCGGGCCCGCCCAAAGAGCGCCTCTTCTACCGCAGGCGGCAGGCCCGAACTGCCGTTGAGCATGAGCGCGACGCGCGCCTGAATGCTTTCAAGCTCCTCGCTTGCGTAGACCGCCTCGCTCCAGGCGGCGACTGCGCCAGGTGCTGTGGCGGTGAACGCGGGCGCGGTGGTGTCGAAAGTCGGCAGCGTCGGAAAGGTAAACGTCGGGATCGTGATCGGCAGCATCGGGCCCAAGCTCGGTGCGCTCAGGTCAGGTGCGACAGGCAACGGGACGCTGGTGGTGATTCCCGGGCGGCTGGGCGCGCCGCTCGTGTCGATCGCAGCCGGCGCTGTGGGGATCGCGATCGTGGTGATCGACGGGTTGAACGCCGGCAGCGAGCTGATAATCGCGTCCAGGTCCGTGATGTCTGGCGCGGCCGGCACCGCCGGCAGATTCATGTTGATCGAGGGCGCCGAGGGCGCGCTGGGCAGCGTAGGCAGCGACAGCGTCGAGCCGTAGTTCGTGCCCGGGTCGGCCAGCGTGGGTAGCGGCGGGAGCGTGGGCAGCGGAACCGAGGCCAGCGCGTTGGCAGCCGAGGTAAACGACGAGATCAGAGTGTCGGCGCGACTGAAGACCTGGTCGACCTTGCTCTCAACCTCGCTGATTATCTGTGAGACGTAAGTTTCGTCAGCCATTTACACACGCCTCGTGGACACATCGACTTCCAACATGGCTTCAGCAATCCTGAAATCGCCACCGGAAGTGTTTGAAAGCACCACGCGCATGTATCGGCTGCGCAAGCCCCGCCCCAGCGGAACCCGTCCAGAGACCAGATCGGTCGCTGCCCGCTCTGGCATCAGATAATCGTACTGACTCTCTGAACCAGAATCTGTCACTCCCATTCTAACAGTCATCGGAGTGTCAGAGCTATAGCCCAGATACATCGCCTGGGTCAATTTGAGCTGCCGCTGGCCAAACTGGCCCAGCCCGGTGTCGAGCGAAGCGTCGATCGGGTCGCCGGCGTCGGTGTCGGCATCGAAGCGCACAAGCCCGCCCTCGCCTGCCGCAAACAGATAACCCGCCAGGCTGACGATCGAATCGAACGCAAACGGCGCGTAGCGGCTGGCCGCCCAGCTGTCCGTGCTGCAGGTCCAGGCGCCTGCGGCGTAGTCCCCCCCTAGTAGCGTGAAGCTCTCCAGGTCAGCTTCGTCCAGCGCCAGTGCGCTCGAGGCGACGCTGTACGACGGCACGCTCGACACGATCTGACTGACAGACGCAAGGAGCGCCGGCGCGGCCACGACCGCCAGAAAGACGGTGCTTGCGCCAGCCGGAGTCTCGTTGACTGTGCCGACCGGATAGTTGACGGGAGTGACGGTCGACGCAAGTGCGCTGGTGCCCGTCAAGTCGCCCACGCTGGCATTGGTGACATCAGAGGTCAGCGCGCCGCGCTCGTCGATCGTCGTGGTGGACGACGTGGTCGACGTGGTGACGGTGCTGACAAGCGCGGGGGTCTCGGTGATTACCGTGTAGCGCGAATCAAAGAGCGTCGACACCATTACACCGGTGCTGGCGAGATCCCCCGAGGCTGCCACATCGACCGTGCTCAGGAGCCTGGGCGCTTCAGTGACGAGCACTGCGAGCGTCGCGACGGAAGACAGGACGTTGCCGAACGTACCGACCTCGGTGACGACCGGGCCCTGGTCAAAAGTGACGGTGGATACCAGCGCGCTGGTTTCGGCCAGCGTGACGACGAGCCCGCCGGCTGTGTCGCTCAGCAGCGCGGATGCGGTGTCTTCGTAATCGACGCGCAGCGCCGGCCACAGGGTCGAGGTAAACGCCCCGGTTGTATTTTCAGCGTCACACAGGACCGTCGCCATTTACCACCCCGATGAATGTCGGATACGAAGTCAGAAACTTGCTGTCGTACGGCTTGCCCCTGACCAGGGTTCCGTCGCGCCCGTTTGGGCCCTTTTGTGCAATGAATGCGTCGCCATCGCCCAGGCAGTTCCAGGTAGCAAAGCATTGTTGGTAGTCGCCGAACTCGCCAGGCGAGTCAGCGAACCAGATGTCCCAGGGGAAGTACCCATCGACCCCTTCCGCGTCTTGCGAAACAAGCCGCTCTGCGGGGCCGCCCTGCGGCGGGTAGTCTGCATAGACATCGAGATGGCCGACGTCTTTAAGTATCGTGTACGTGCCCGGGATAGGTTTAGGCCCGCCTCCGCTGCCTTCTCCTAGTCGGTTGCACTTTGATTTCCAGCTCCCCTGGTCGACCAAATCAGTGCACGCACCGGGCACATAACGGGTCTCCCAAACCGTGCGCTGCTTTGAACGGCCGCACGCTTTTCTTACCTCTTCCGGCATGTAATAGCCGCCAAAGTCGCGCCACGCGCTGTACGACCACGGGTCGCCAAGGCCTTTGACCTCCGTGGCGTTTGAAATGAAGCCAGCATTGGTGATCTCGGCGTGAGCAAAAAGAATGCCGGAGCGCGCGCCCTCGGGAACAATGACCGCGGTGCGGCTAACCTTGTTCTCTTCTTGCGTGATGACAGAGTTGACTAGAAACCACCAGGTGCGGCTGATATCGGCCCGGTTCGGTTGCGAAGGGTCATCCTGCACCGTCTGCCCGTTGTTGCCGGCGGGTGTGCCGGTAACTCGCGTGGTTTTCTCAACCGCTGCGTAGGCTCGGCGGTAGTCGTGGTCTGGGGTGTAGAAACCGGCAAGCGAGGATTGAGCGCCGCTGCGCTCTACCTGCGACCAACTGCCGACGTACATGCACTCTTCGAAGTCGCTTTCGATTGAACTGACGACAGTGACTTTTCGGTCCCAGTAGTAGCGGACCATTTTGATGTTGTCGCCGAGAAAATAGACATACATCGGTGCGTCGAGCACTTCTGGTACGCCGTTGTAGTTTTGAAAGCCCTCACGGCGCATGTCAGGTGTGACCAGCCCCGAGACCAAGGGTTCGTAGAACTTGATCGGCGGGCGGTTCTTTTTGGCCGGGTGGTAAAAAACCGCAGACTGGACTTTGGTAAACGTCGCCACAGCCGACGTGACGCGTGTGACCTGGTATTCATCGAGCTGTTTGAGCACCCTGTTGGCGTCCGACGCTGCAGACCGGACAAACTTGATCAGCTCAAACTCCGAGATGTACGGCGTCTTGCTCCAGATATAGCGCAGCCGCTGCGCGGATAGGCCGGCGGTGGTGCCCAGAAGTGCCGCGCGCAGCTCGCTGGCGAGCGAAACCTGGCGGGGCGTAGGCGCGATCAGCGTGCCGAGCGTGAGCTGCGCCTGCCAGTGCTCGCTGTAATACAGCCCGAGCTCGTTGGTTCCGTAACCGACGTTGTGCGCTTCGGTGCCTTTCATGTTGAAGGCCCAGCCGATCGCAGACGAAAAGGTCTGCAGCGAATAGAACGGCATCACCGCTGCAGGCGTCGCCGCCTCGACCACGAGCCCTGCGCGCTTGGCCGCGGCAAGGTTGTCGCCCGACGGGAAGGTTTCGCCGTTTGGAAGGCCACCAAGCTCTTCGAGGATCTGCAGCGCCTCGGTGTCGTACGAGAGCTTGCCGTCTTCAAACAGCTTTTTGAACTTGGCGGTGTCGGTGTTTTTGAAGTACGTCAACAACTGCAGCAGCACGCCGCGTGTACCGATCTCGCACAACCACAGCTTGTTGTCTGCCCCTTTGACGACGCCGTGAGTACGGTAAAACCGGTTGTCGTATTTGACAGTGACGCCGGTCGAGAAAGCTTGGATCTCGGTGTCAGTTGGCTTTTCGCCTTTCGGCGGCACGAACCCCTGCGCGATGCTTGCGAGCTTGAATGCCGTCGGTGACGTTACGCGCCCGTAGCCCATGATGGCCTGGACGACCTTGGTCATCAGCCCCGAGTACATGCTGGGGCGCAGCCGCACGTACTGGCTGTACTGAAGGCGCGGGTTCGGCGCATTCAGGTCTTGGCGCAGAATTCTGTCTGGCAGAACGGCAAAACGCGCGCTTTTCTGCCGCCCGGATGAGATCTTTAACCGCTTGGTTGTAAGCGGCGTGGGCGTGTATTCCTGAATGACGGAGCTTACGACGTTGTTGACCGTGGACGAGGTGATCAAGCCGTTGGTGATCCAGCCCGATCCGAAGTCAGGGATCTGCTCGACGCTGACACTGACCCCGGGCGGCGAAGGCAGGCCCCGCACGACGTGCACTCGCAACACCTCGCCCACAAGCACCGAGTGCATGTAGCCGCCGTCATCGAGATTGCGAAACTTGCGGTACTGCTCGATGCCGCGCTCGCGCGCCTCGAACCGCGTCTGATGGGCCAGCTCTTTCGCCTGAAGAATCAGGTCGTCGTTGAGCGGCCCTTCAGACGACAGTCCAAAGCCTGCGAAGTCCCGCACATTAGCCCGTGAGAGTCACGCGGTAGCCGAGCTGGAAGATGTCAGCGTTGAACAGCGTGCGCTGAGTTGCGAACCGAGTCGAGCTCAGCAACACGCCGGTCGTACCACCCTTGGTCGACACCGACAGCAATCCCGCGCCGTTGACGTTGATCGAAGTCGTGCAGGCGATCGTGAACGACGCGCGCGAGGCGAGGTTGTCGATTGCGCCCGAGGCTGCCACGCCCGGCACAAAAGTCTGGCGCACGGTCTGGCTGTAGCCCTCAGTGTTCGAGGTGATCTCGGTCGCGTTGGCGGTGAAATTGGCGGCCGTCCAGCTTCCAGCCGGCGAAATCGCGCCCGAGTACAGCGCCAGATACCAGGTCGGGATCTTGGCGGTGGCACCCATCACGACGTTCAGGAAGTGCAGGATGCCTTCGTCGTTGATGAGGTTCGGGCTTTCCTGTTCGTCCTGGCCATTGACACTGTGGAAATACATGCCCTTTGCCATGACGGACTTGCGCGGGAAAAGCAGGCCGCCCTCGGTCAGTTCGTAGTCGCCCGAATCGAGATCGGCTGCGAACTCGCGCTTGTGCTTGTTGATCAGTTGGTCCATTGGAAACCTCAAATGTCGGAAGTCGGAAGTCAGGAAACAAGGGAAATCAGGCGGCGCTCGTGCACGGCTGACGCCCCGCGTTGGCCGACCGGAACACGAAGCCGCCGAAACTGCGGCTCAAACACGGCACCATTGGGAAAGCCGATGGCATACCCGTGGTTGCCCCACCATGCGGCGTGCATCTGCGCGCCTTGCTGCAGAAAATCACCCGTCATGTCGTCGCTGCTGATCTCGGTTGATGTGCCCGGCGTAGGGGTGCCCGCACCGGTGCGCACGACGTTCAGATCTTTCGGGGTTGTGCCGGCCAAAAACACCACGCCGTTGGTCTGGCCAACGAAGATCCCACCCTCAACCGGCTGGATAAACGTGATGCGAGTGGGCAGCTGGACGAAGCCGTGGCGCTCATCGAGCAGCCCGTAGCGCATGGCCTCGCTCATGTAGAGCGTGCGCCCGCGAGCGACTACGATCCGGCCGCGCCAGTAGCGCAGGTAGCGTCCACCGCGCATGCGCCGCATGTGGCGGGTGTCGGCCGCGCGCCCAAGCGTGGTTGTGCCAAGCACACCGCCCGAAGTCACCCGGCCGGCGTTGTAAAAAACGTCCCCGTCGCACTCGGTGCGGTAGGCTCGAACGTACTGGGTCTTGGTCTCAAACGGCGTGGGTAGCGCGGTGATCGAAATGCCACCGCCTTCGGCCACGGTCATGAACACCGCCTCGGATGCGGCGGACTCTTCCCCGTCGGCGGCCACGAACGTGATCAGTACGCCGTACTTACCCGCGCGCAGCCCGCCGGACGTGGCCAGTCCCAAAATGGGAGCCGGGGGTTGCTCCACGCCCAGACTCATAAATGAGCCACCCCGGATGACAGCCAGCGTGTTCAGGCCGGCTACGACGGTCTCGTCGTTGACGTCCACATACTCGAGCTCTGAGTCTGCGACCGGCCCCAATGCGTTGCGCACCAGCGCCTCGGGATCGAGCCACACAAGCGCGCCGGCGTAAATTCCCAGCACCCTGTTAAGCGCGGCCGACTTACCCACCGAGGTGATGCCGGCCGAGGCCACCGAGTAGCCCGCACGCCGCGTGGCGTTGCCAGCCAGGTCGATGTTCGTGTTGACCGCGTCACTAAGCGCGCCTTGAGCCCGGTTCGGGTCGGGCGTGACGTTGTCAATCCCGATAAACGGGGTGAGCTTAATTTCAGGCACGGCTAATACTCGGCACGGGCATACCCACTTCGCAGATACAGTCCGGGGACACAAATCTCTTGCGATTATAGACCGTAGAGAATGAGACCGCCAGATAGTCAGAGCCTTGGGCCGAGATTGTCTGAGCGGCGGGCGGCGTGACCAGCACGATCTGCGTCTTGTTGTAGACCCGCATGTGCTCGGCTTTTCGACTGGCGGATGTCACGAAATCCATCGAGTCCCACCCGTTCATCGCGCTCGTGCGGATGCGGTAGGCCACCATGGGATTGCCGAACTCCATCGAAGACGCCCCGCTCGTGACGACCGGCACCGGTGGTCCGACGTAGATCGGGGGCGGGACCTCCTCAGAATCTGGCATTGCCGCCGACGAAGGGTAGATCCGCCGGTGTTTCAGCTCCACCTGCTGCGCTCCGATCAGGGACGACGAGAACCCGACGGGGCGCACGCGACCGTCGGAACCGGGCGCGGGAAAGTCGACCACAGTGTCCTCTCCTACCCCCTCCCCTTCGAATGGGTCGTAGACTTCCACCACGCGCGGGGTGGTCGGAATGTCGTGTAGCTGGCCCATGCGCGAAGAACGCCACGACTGCACAAACACCCGGCGGATCTTCAAACTCACGAAGGGAACGCCGAACTTGCCCGGCTGGTCGGCAGTCAGCCCGGGTGCTACGCCGGTAGGATAAATGCGCCGGTTTTTGAGCATGACCGTCGTGTCCTCGCTGCCTCGCCATCCAGTGCCGTTCTCCCATTTCGTGTCGAGATCGACAATCCGCCACTTGTGCGGCGGGTGGTTGATCTCGGCCTGCTCGGTCGTAGAGGCGGCGTAGATCGTGTAGGGCGACAGGCGCGCTCGGCTCGGGATTGACGGACTAATGCTTGTCGGCTCGAGGTACTGCACAGCGGTGAACGCCGGAATGCCGAAATACAGCTCCTCCTCGCGTCCAGTCTGAATGGTCGGCACAAGGATCGAGTTCGCCCGCACAGTCGGGTGCGGAAGCGACATGCTGCTCCACCCTTCGGCGAATATCGTGTTCGTGCGGAACACCGGCGGGCCGACTTGGTTCTCCGGGGGCTCATTCTTCCGGTACGGCCCGACGTACAGATAGCGAGTAATGAAAGGAGTGATGCTCGTATAAGCAACTGTGTGATTTCCTACATTACTACCCGAAGAAGCCGAAGACATGGAAGCATAGATTCGACTGTCAGCAACCACGGGCTTACCGATTGCCTGACTGAAGAACCCATCGGGATACACCCGCCTGATGCGGAAAGTGACGACGGGGCGGCCGTAGCTTGTCTCCCCGGTGTAGTAAGGGCCGAGCGACCGATTGCGGTTTACCACGTACGGCATCGACACTGCGTCGTCGCGCAGGTAGATCGCCGCAGGCGCGATGATGTTGCGCCTGCCCTCGACGTAGTGCGCGGCGGGGGCAAACGAGTCGAAGCCTGTGGGTTTGATTGGATACGGGTTCAGGCGTACGTCGTGGTACTGCGCCTGCGGGCGGTCGAACTCAGGGCTTGCATATCCGAAAAACTGCGAGAGCGTGCGGATTCTGAACGCCACAAGCGCCGCACTGGGGCCAACCAAAGAGTCGACCGCCTGCGGGTAGACGCGCCGGTTGCGGTTGGCAAGCGCCGGCGTGCCGTATGCGGCAGTAGACGGGCGACCGGTGGGGCTGACAACCCGCGCGCTATTCCAGACCTGGTTCCAGGGGCCGAGGATCTCGGACACCCAGGGCTCTGGGTACACACGCCGGATGCGGTATTCCACGCGCGGCGTTCCGTAGGCGGCAGAGTTAATTCCCACCGGATCGAACGATGGTGTTCGCCGAAGCGACAAGTAGAAAGAGACAAAGTGCGAGCGCCAGCTCGAGGGTCCGAGCACGCGGTTGCGGTTGGCGATCGCCGCGCGCCCGAACTCCAAGGACTGCGTGTCTTGGAAATGCTGAAGCCGGCGGTTCTTGTTGAACACTAGCGCACCGCGGCTGACATCGGGCGGCGCGATCCCGTTGTTGGCCAGAGCGATGAAAGAAGTCCGGTAGCGCACGACGTGCTGCGTCGAAACAAACGCGGTCGAGCGGATCGCTTCAGGCAGCAGGTACGCGCGCCGATTCTGCGCCGCGAGCAGTCCGACGTTCATGCTGTCGATACCAGCAGGCCTGATGCGTCGGAAATCGACCGTGGGGCGGCCGACCTCACCGGGGGTAATTTCTAGTGGGTTCAGCCTTCGTAGCTTGTAGGCTACAAACGCATTGCCGTACGCGTTGCGTGGCGCAGAACTGGTCGGGTAGACGAAGCGGTAGTAAAAGCCGACATCCGCAGTTCCAAACCCGCCGGGCGCAATGCCGCTTGGGTCCACCTCTTGCAGCGGATCGTAGACCCTGACCAGGCCATACAGATTGCGTGGCGAGCCCAGCGTGACATCGACAAGCGACTGCGTGAACGGATAGCCAAAGCGGATCTGGCCAAAGCGCTGCGAGTCAAAGCCCTGACCAGCCAGGTTGACGATCTGCGCGCCGCGCCCGATCGTGGGCGTACCCATGGCGAGCGTGTTGCCCACCGTGACAAAGGTAATTGTGTTGGTCGCGCCGACCGAGACGAACTCGAGCGGAACATTGGAGCCGGCGGGCGGTGTGTACGGCCCGGGAGCGAATCCCAGCCCTACATTGGAGCCAGCGGGCGGGGTATAGGGCATGGCCCGGCTCCCCGTGTTACTGCGCTACGGCGTCAACGTGCGCGGCCACCACGCTGTTGAGCGTGCCGGTGGTGTCAGTGCCCATGACGGTGTACTTGCCGGGCGCGATGTCGCGAAACTCGAACTCACCGGCAGCGCTACTTTGTTGCCGTGCGACGATTATTCCGCTTGCTTGTTCGTACAAATCGACCCGCCTGGACACCGGCACGGCGCTATCTGTGGTCGAGCCCGCCACGCGAAAGTTACCCGTGTAAGGAGTGCGGCGCAATTTGTAATTGAGCTGGCCGCGCACGCCAGTAGAAAAAACTGCGCCCGCGACTTGCGCGGCGTTGTAGCGCGCGGCGCGATTGTTGAATGCGCGCGCTTGCGTCGTGGTGGTTAAGAACGTGTACGACTGGCCTGTGGTGTTCCAGGCCATAGGCCCAAAAAAGCTGGCGACAGTCCACTGACTTGCGTTGTCGCTCCACTCGAGCGTGGCGCTCCTTAGCAGATAGGAGGGGTCACTGTTGCCTGATAACGAGTTGGTCGGACCTTTTATGACGACTTCCAGAATGTCGGCCGGATTACCTGCGCCGAAGTCGTAGCCGATCCACGCCACCGTAGGTAGGCCACCGCTAACCGCCTGTACGTTGGCGGTCCACGCGCTGACCGCAAGCGTTGAGCCATCAAAGGCAAGAGCTTGATTTGCCAGATTGCTTGAGATCGCAGTGCCGCCGGTGGCCGAATTTGAGCCGCCAACCGTCTTGCGAAATTCCAGATCGGTGACAGCCACAAAAGCGGCGGTGTCCGACGTCGGGCGGCAAACCAGTCGCCAATAACGATGGTTTGCCACGGGTCAGTCCCAAGCGTCTGCGGTGCCGGTGATATCGATCAAAATAGCGCCCTGAGACCCGCCATTCATCACCCACATGTGCATGAAAGTGCGCCCGCTGTAGCCCTGGACGTTTGTCACCAGATCCCAATTACCCAACTGTCGGCCCTGCGCCGGTTCGAACGCCCCGGGCAAACGCCCGCGCACGTGGTTGGCTCCAGCCAGCACAAGCGGGCAGATGTAATAGCCGTTGTCGACCGGGTTCGGAAACGCAAACGCTGAGCTTCCTCCGACGCAATTCGAAAACGGCTGGTTAAGATATAGTCTTAGGCCAGCGGCGCCGCCCAACGCGGTAAAATCGCGCGCGGCGACCATGATTGTCGTGGTGGCGCCAGATGGGTTCTGAGTGCCAAAAGCAAGCCCGTACGACCCATTAGACTGAAAGTTCGAGTCATTATTTGCTGCCGTGATCGAGTTGTAAATGTCGCCGGCTTTGTACGAGATGAAGTCGCCAAAACATGCGCTTGTGTTACTCGAGCCGTTGGGCGAAGTGCTGTTTGCGGAATTTGCGTTGACAAAAAAGTAGACCAGGTTGCCGTCGGTGATCAGCACCCACGCGCGTGCGGTCGCGTCGGCGGTTGAGCTTTTTTGGATGTAATAGCCCTGCGGCCTTTGCGCGGACGTCGGAAAAAGCCCAGTGCCAGTGTTAACCGCGGTCATGGTCTCGTAGCCGCGCAGGATCGCTTCTTTGGCATCGCTGTTCGTTGCGGTGCCGTCGTCAGTGACCTGGAAATAGCGCCGCTGCCCGGCGACGTCGTCGGCTCGGTATACCCCGATGTTCGTACCGCTGAATGGCTTGGAGAAACCGCCGCCGGCGCGGCGCGTGAGGAGCGTGCCGGTCGCAGGAGTCGCTGGCGAGCCGGCCACCGTGTAAGTAAAGGTGGTGGCGGTCAGCACCGTCACCTTCGCCTTGATGTTGTAGGCGGCCTGCGCCGCACCACTCATCAGCGCCCAGTCGCCTGTGGCCAGGCCGTGAGCAGTCGCCGTAGTCACCGTCGCGGTGGCCGAGGCGCGCGTGATACTCGAGACCGAGATCGTCGCGTAGCCGTTGACCAGGCACGCGTCAAAAAGCGTGATGAGCGAGCCTACCTGCCCGGTCAGGCTGGGCGCTCCGCTCTGGTCAGAGCGAAAGACCTGAATGGACACGGGAGCTTACACCCGGAAGATCTTGTTCGTGCCGTTGTCCCAGGTGATGATGATGTCGCCACCGTTGGGGGTAATCGGCAAGCCGGTAGCCACGTCGATGTACGCGATCAGTGGGCTTGTGCCCTCGACCCCGGTGTCTCTGTAGATCACCACCGCTTCGATCGATGCGCCGCTCACCGAAGTGAAGGTCACGTCGTTGGCGTCGGCCGCCCCGCCCGCTATGGTCTTGCCGGTGAACGCGCCGCTGGTCGCGATCCGCGACGAGCCGGAAACGTCCGACAGGTACTCGTGCGCGGACAGTGACGGGGTGTAAACCGCAGTGTCAACCAGCACAGCCTTGATCGTGTCGGTGGACCAGTTCAGCTGCGCGGAAAGAAACCGCTCGCGTGCTTTGTCGTACAGGCTATTGGCCATCTATTCCTCGCATTCTGTTTAAAGGGTGCTGCGGTTATGTGAGGCCTGCCAGCCTCTCACCGAGGCCACCGCAGCTGGGCGCGGCCGGATTCTGCGCCCCACAATCTGCCGAGAATCAGACAGATTATAGAGCATGATGAGAGTGTTAGATACTTGGATCAAACCAAGTACCACACACCGGATGTGATCTGCACGAAGCTGGCGCGACTGCCTGCGGCCAGCGTGCGCGAGCTAAGCCCGTCGATCGTGCCCGAGGGCGGGTAGACCAAGAGCGTGTTGGCTCCGGCGTTGTAGACCCACACCGGTGCGCCGATCACGTTGGGCAGCTTCACGCCCGAGTTCGTTGGGGTGGTCGCCACCACGTTGTAGCCCGCAGTCAGCGCCAGGGCGGTAGCGCTATTTACGCCGGTGGCTACAAGCCCTGCGGCAGCGGTCTGCGCGGTGCCTGCCGGCCCTTGAGGGCCCACAGCCACGTCGGTCAGGTAAATCGGGTCCTGCTCGGATACGACCAGATATTGGGTTGTCACTTTGTCAGCCCCAAGAATTTAGCGACAGTCAGCACACCCGACAAAAGTTTTCCGAAGCTGCCGCTAACTGCGTGCAGCGCGACCTGCCGATCCCAGACAGCCTGTGCGACCTGCGTCGGTGTGGCGCTTCCGCTGCTGCCGCCAGCGGTCACGACAGTCGAAGCCGCCGACTGGATCAGAAGTGTCTGGACGCCAGCGGTGTAGGCGATGGGGTCTCCACCGGGGCCTCCGATGAGGTTTCCACCGGCAACGCGGGCGACGTAGTTTCCTGCCGGGAAACGAAGCTGCCACGGCCCCAAAAGTTCGAGGGTGAGACCGACCTGGACTCCTGGTCCGAGTTCGTTGAGTCCTGATCCTGCGGCAATTCGCTCATAAATGACTCCCTCAACAGATGCCTGCGCAAGCTTGCATGCCGTGTACAGCGTCGCGCAGTCGATGTCGACCGAGCCTGCATCGACATCAACCTTCGATGTGCCAAAGTCAAAAGTGAACGGGGCTGAGTAAAAAGCCATTACACATCGCTGTTGCGGCTGGCGTTAACCGAAGCGCCTGCGCTGGTCACGCTCAAGGCTGTGGTGAACGGGATGATCGGCGATGCACCTGAGCCCTGCCGAACGTCCACGCGAGCAGTGTAATTGTTGGCAAAAATGAACGTCACCGACTCGGACGCGCCAGCCGCCTGCCGGTCGATGAGCGGAACGAACACATCGTCGCCAGTGACGATATTGCTCGCCAGCCCCGGCGACAGACCGCTGAAAGTCTTTGTGCCCGCATTGAAGGACGAGTAGGTGTATCTGAGGCCCTTGATGCGAATAGCGCCCGACGCCGGTGTGTCGGTCTTGATCGACTCGACGACTTGAATCGAGGTCGCGCCGATCGACGCCGCCACCGGCGTGTATTCATCTTTCAGAATGCCGCCAGACCCGTTGTCGCGAGTCACAAGCACCCGGTCGCCAGCAACCAGATTGCCGACTGCAATCCCTACCAGTGTGGGTGGAACTTGCGGGGTGCCGTCGTGCGCGATCAGTCGATAACGTGTCGCCTCGGCGGGCAAAACGCCCGTGATGAACCAGCCCCGAGCGACGAAAAACGTGCCGCCCGCAAAGGTTCCGAAAGGCGCGATAGGAATCTCAGTGTAGGCCGCATTCAGCACGCGGTAGCGCCAGCCGGGCACGCCGTTGACGGTAGCGGCCGAGTTCTCTCGTGCAAGGTACTGGAGGTATTGATAGGCCTCCTGCAAAGTCGCGCCGCCGGTCAGAGTGATGGTTCCCTTGTACAGCTTGCTGCCGTTGCCGTTGCCGAGGTCTTGATTGGTGTCGCCAACCGTGATCGCAACTTTCGCTGAAAGCGCGCCAGCGGCGGCCTCGGACAGCACGATGCTATCGTCAAGCGCCGTCGAAAGAGCGGCGTTGCTCTCACCACCCGCCGACAAGTTCACATCAAAGTGCGAGTAAGCCTGACCCCACTTGCGCGAGAACGCGGTCACATTGCCCGAGTCGATCAGAGTGCCGCCCGTGCGAACTTTGACAAGGATCTGGATGTGCCCGTCAGCCCAAAACTTCGTCAGCTTGTTGCCGCTTTGAACAACGTAGACCGGCGAGGCCGCGACAATGTTGCCAATGCTCTTGAGGCCGGAATACTGAACTGCCGCTGCGGTCTGCTTGATCGAGCCAAAATTGATGTACTGGGCTGCGTCGTCGTCGAGATTGTAGGCAACCGCTCCCTCGGTCAGCAGGTTCAATCGGGAGGCCACAGCAACGTCTCGCGGGCCGTCCAGCTTTGATGGGTTCGGCGTCGTGATGGCGACCAAATCGTTGCCGACCGCCGACTCATCATCGGACAAACCTTGCAGGAACTCGTGCAATTCCAGCACGGTGTAAACGGTGGTGCCGCTGGTGTGCCGAATGTCGCCGGTTGCAGAGATTGAAAAGTCAGCCGCGATTGGCATGGCAAAAACTCCTTATTCGTCGGAAAGTTGCGCGGCGGTGATGGTGGCGTTCACGCCTGCAAGCGTCGTCGTCGTGCGCCACTGCTGATAAGCGGGCGACCCGCTTGCGTTTCGCAACACGATCTCGACAGGCAAAGACCCCGATACAACATAGGGGTACGCGTAAGACGTTCCAGTGACCGCGTTGGCCAGCACCGCAAGCGTGTCGGTGCGTCGGATCAAAATGCGCGAGCCGGAAACAATGCCGTCAATGGTGAGCGTTGCGCTCACGGCGTTATCCACCGTGATGCTTGGTCCGCTGTTCACGAAGGTCACGCCAGGCTGAAGCTGGACCGTCACCGCACCGCCGCTGGTGTTTGTGAGCGTCAGGGTGCCGCTGATTGTCGCGCCGCGAAGGTCATAGGTGCCCGCAGCAGTGAACCGCATCGTGGCGGTTTCGAGTTTGGGCGAATACACGCCGGTAGTGCCGCGAACGACAATGCCCTGAAGCGTACAGGTAGCGTCTGCGCCATTGACAAAGGAAATCGTGCCAGTCGTTTTTAGGGTGCTGAATTTCGACCCGACCTCAAGCGTCGTGCTTTTGATCGTGACCGTGTTTGTGCCGGTGTTGACTGCAAAGGCACTCGCCGCCGTCGCATCCACAACCACATTCAGCGCGCCCAGATCAAGCGTAGCGCCTGCTGCCGTGGCGACTTGAGTTGATGCGGTCGGGAAATTGACGTTCGCGCTACTGACGTTCCAGAACTTCGCGGCGTCGTAAAAATTGTCCAGCGTAGCCACGCTCGCCAGTGCGCCCGCCGCAGAGCGACTCAGCGTGACAGCAGAGTCGTTCACCATCGCAGGCGCAACCGTCGAGCCACCGATACCCCGCATGGTGACCTGATAGACAGCAGACAAACTTTGGTAGGCCCGGACGTTCCAGGTCGCCACGTCGCCCGCTGCAAACCGCAAAGTGACGCTCCCTTGATTGTCAGGAGAGAAGCCAGTCTCGATGTTGTCGATCATTACCTGTCCGCTGGCATCGGTGACGCCCAAACTTTGCACGGCGGCATTGCTGATCGTCCAAATCACCGCGTCCTGAATTGCCGCGCCGCCGGTCGTTCTCACCGTAGCGGTGAGCTTTTGAGTGACGTACAGCAGCACGGTTCCTAGGGAGGCATCAACAACAACCATCGTCGTGCCGACCGCGCTGTTTTTGAAAGTGACGAGCAGCGTTTGTCCTGCCGGCACAGCTTTCGCAATGTCAAGCTCACTTCCCAAAGCACCCGCGTAGTCTTCGATGGTAAAGGCGCCGCCGACACCCGTGCCATTCGCGAGGCCCACGACACAGCGCCACCAGAAACCCTCGAAGCCCTTGAATACCGCCGGGCCTTGCAGCATTTGAAAAGTGGGACCGCGACCAGTGTTGGCGACATTGGTCACATTGATGCCGCGATCACCAATTGCCTTGAGGGCGAAGATCGAAACCGAGCTTCCCGGCTTGAACCAAATGACCATCGAACCGCGACGGCTGTCCGTGACCGGCTTGTTTCGCTGCCCTTCAAAGCCAATGGTCACGGTTGAGCCGCTGTCAAAAACCATGTCGGCCCAGTGATCGATTGTCCCGCTGATCCAGTCGAACCGCGCACCGCTTGAAATTGCCAGAAAGCAAGTCGCTGGCGCTGGGTTAGTCGCTGGGTTAGTCGCCCCGTCACCATCGGCGGTGCTTCTCCCGTACTGACCTTTCTGGTAAATCAGGACTTGCTGAGAGATCCCGTCGGTGTATTGCGGGGCAGTCGTCCCGGTGTAGTTGACGGTGTTCGTGTACCGGCAACCCACCACCAAAACGCCGCCGCTCCCAACGCGAAGGACCGGCTGACCCGTGCTGATCGCGTTTTGACCGATCACCAGTTGCTCGTTGTGACCAAGAAGGGTCGAGTTGATCTCTCGCAGACCGCCGATGACCAACGTGCCGTTGACTTGCAGCTTGACGTTGTCGCCGAGCAGGTAAATCACATAGCCGCTGGAGGCATCCACACTCGTAGTCGTCACGCCAGTAAGGCCGCTCAACCCCGCGAGGCTTGCATCGCCCCGTGCCGCAGTGCCAGACTGACTCGAAACGAACGTGATCCCCGTGCCCTGTGCGCTTTCCAGAACGTCGAAGGTTGTCGCGGTTCTGGCAGCCACCATCCAGTTGCCGTTATAGCTCGTGGTGCCTGTGATGCGGACGACATTGCCCGCCACATACGACTGCGTGCAGGTAAACCGCACACCACCCGCAATCGAGGCCGCCCCAGTAATGGCGATGCCAGACTCGTTGGCCTGCGTGATAACGCTGCCGGCGACCGAAAACGTCATTACATGTAGCTCAGTGCGGCCCGGTTGGCCCAGACTTTGTCGAATGCGGCGGTGCCTGCGGCCCACTCGTAGGTCACGTCGTCACCCACGAAGGTCAGGCGCTGAATGCGCCACTTAGCGGCCGACTCGGCTGTGCCCGGGTCCGCTTCGCCTTTGTACATGGTCGTGTCGCCCACGAAATCGATGCGCTTGGTGTAGGGCATGTCGTCCTCGTTGGTTCCGGCTGGCCCCTGTGGGCCTGCAGTCACAATCTCGAGTGTCTGCGCCGCCTCGTTGGCATCCAGCACCTCGACTTGTGTAATCCGCTCAATCAGGTGCTGAACTTCCTCGAGCACCAGTGTTTCGGTGTTCGTGTCTGTCAGAACCAGAATCTCCTGGCTCACCGGGTGACCTCGGGCGAAACCACAACCGCACCTTCGATCTTGCGCTGCACCTCGCCGTTGGGCTGGATGAGCTCGATGTCATACACACCCGATTCCCAGGCAAAGCCTGCGGTGTCCGTCGCCGAAATGAACAGATCAATCGTGCCGGCAGCGCCGCCAAGCGTAATGCCGCCGTTGGCGGTCGTGAGCTCCTTGAGCACCGTGCTGGACCCAAGCTCCGCGCGGATCTGCATGCGGGCGGTGTAGCCCGTCAGGTCCACGATCACAGCCGGGTTACCGGTCTTCCAGACGAACTGCTTGCGAAACGTCGAACCTTGCAGGATCGAAAGTTTGACCTTAAAGACCGCCATCAGATACCCCCGTAGGTCATCGAGCGCGGTTTGTGCTCGCGCCGCTCGCGCTCCTGTCGGGCCTGCTCGCAGTAGGCCAAAAATTGTTGCTGAAACCTTTGCGCCTTGCCGTCATCGCGCGTCTCCGCGTCTTGCTTCAGATAGGCCAGCGCCTTCATCCCCCACAGCAGATACTCGTGGTGCTGCTCGGCAATTTCAAACTTCTGGTCGGCATCCGAGATGCTTTTGAGCGGCAAGCGGTATACGGTGAGCGCGATCGTGTCGGCAGCCTTCGGAATGCGCAGCAAGCGCAGCTTGTCGACCTCGAGGTTGTTGATCGCGTAGCGGACTTCGCCGGTCTGATTGTCCAGACGGAACTGCCGCTGCGTGCCGTAGTCGTTGCCGTCGCTCAGGCGCGTCAACTCTTCTACCGACAAGACGTCGACTCTTTGAAAGTCTGACAGGCGCTGCGCGCGCTGAACCGCCAGGATCAACGGGCTTGTAGCTACCCAGACCTGGTTGGCCGCAAAGCTGAGCTGCGTCAGATCCGAGGTCGAATCCAGAATCCCACCGGCGCGCCGGCAGAACTGCTTCTGGGCCGCGTCCATGTACGAATAGACCTCGAGGTCCGACCACAGATAGGGCTGGCGCGTATCAAATACGTCCGCGCGAAACCGATCGTAGAGGTCGGACGAATTCACGTCACGCTTTCTCGCCGTCCGGGCCCAGCAGACCCGCGACAATCATTTCTGCGCGCTTGAGCCAGACGGCCTCGAGTTCTTTTCTGTCGGTCTTGTAGCCCAGCAGAGCGGCTACGGCGTAAAGCTTGGGCAAGCCACCACCGGTGAAATCCTCGCGGTCGTTGCGCTGCACGAGCACGTTGATCGCGGCCAAGATATCGGCCTCGCGCGCGGCGGCGTCAGCCGGGCCTGAGTTGGGCGCGGGTGCGTCAACAGGAGTCATGTCGGGCTTGCTGTCGTCGGCGGCCATCTCGGCGCCGATGGCGATCGCCTCGGCCACAATGGTGGGCGGGACGTAGGTGGGCTGGTTGGCCTCGAACTGGACCGAATGGCCCTTGGTCGTGGCAAGCCGGAAATTGCGATGCAGTTGCATGAGGGGCATTGGCAGCTCCTGAGTTAAGTGTGGCGGTTAAAAAAATCCCGGGGGTGTAAAGCCCCCGGGGCACTACGTCAAGCTCAGAGCTGGTTGGCCGGGTACGACCGAGCGATCTCCTCGACGCGACCGTCGATGATGTACTGGACCGTGATTCGGAACGAGCCGGCGGTGCCGGCGGCGTCGGCCAGGGCCAGCGTGATGCGCACCGGCAGGCCGGCGCTGTTACGGTAACCGGCGCTGGCGGCCAAGAACGCGGTCGCGCCCGCGGCCTTCAGGTTGGTTGCGGCCAAGTAGCGCGAGGCCGAGGCCGAGTCGCCGATGGCGATGGTGGCCGTGCCGGTGGTGTTGAACGCCGTGTCGACAACCAGCGTGCCGCGCAGCACGATGGCGCCAGCCGGCAGCCCGATGACGTCGAATACACCGGCGGTGGCATTGATCGCCTGGACGACACCAGAGCTGTTGCGCATGGTGTCAGCGATGGCGGCCTCGAACTGGCCTTCGACGACGCGTTGTGCGCCGCGATTCATTTTCAGAAGGGGCATTTCATGTACCTCGTGTGTGGGTTGTCAGCAGGCCGCGCTTACTGCGCAACGTAGCAAGAGATCACACCGAAGTCTTGCGCGGTGTTACCTGCGTAGATGCTGGTGAACTTGGGCTTCATGAAGCCCGCGATCTTCGAGACCGAGATGCCCTGCTGGTTCTCGTAGTCGAAGCCCTTCTCGACCCACTCGGGGTTGCCGATGTCGGCCATACCGAGCGCCTGCGCACCGCAGAACAGGACCTGGCAGCCGTCAACCGTGCCGCCCGAGCCGAACTTCGAACCCGAAGCCGCACCCGCCGTGTTGTAGACGTGGCGGAACTCGTGGAAGTAGATCCCGTCGATCTTCACGGTGTCGCCGGAGAAGAGCGGGTTCTCTTTGCCGCGGGTGACTGCGTGACGCACGTTGAGCATGTACGTCGCGTCCAGCTTGAGCTTGGCCATGGCCTGCGGGGTCAGGAACGCGTGGTAGCACTCCTCGCCACCGCTTTCCTTGACGCCACGGACGTACTGGTCCTTGGCAAAGGCCTTGAGCTGAACAAAGCACTCCCACATCGGGGTGTCGGCTGCGGCAACCGCCGAGCTTGCGCCGCCCACGACGAGAGACTTGGTGGTGCCGTTCCAGCGCGCGACGCGCAGGTTCGAGGGGGCGGCGACGTCAGCGGCGAACTCCAGGAACGGGAAGTCCGAACCCACGCGCGCCGCGCCGTTGTTGCGCTGGCTGTAAGCCACGCCCGACAGGGTGAGAAACGCGAGTTGGTCGATGCGGTCGGCCAGCCAGTAGGCGAGCACGTCTTTGCTGTTGCCGCGGAACTCGACAACCGACTTCTGATCGGCCATGCGACCTTCGTGGCGGTTGGCGTGGCGCATCTGGTCGATACGGATCACTTGATCCGAAGTCTGCAGCGCCTCTTCGTTGCCTTCCAGCGTGCGGTCGCCCGCGACGCCGTCGCCGGTCAGGTCGGCGAGCAGGGTCATCACTGCACGAGCGCCTTTCTCCGACTTTTTCAGCTCAGTGACGTGCTGGATGAGCGAGTTGGTGTCTTTGCCCAGGAACTTGTTGACGAACGAGTAGTTGCGGGCGGCCTTCCACAGATCCATCGACCAGATGGTCTTTTGTTCGGTGGTCAGATTCGCGAAATTGGTCAATGCCATTGTGCGACCTCATAAAATGAATGGAAAAAAACGATGTGTTTCCGAATGACGCGTCGGGCGCGCGAAACAGATCGACGTTTTCCGAGGTCGGGACTCGATTCAGGCTGTCGGGCTGAATACCGATAAGACAGATTGTAAGACATTAAGATACAAGGGCGCAACAATAATCAGCTGCGGCCTTTTTTTGCTTCTGGTCCGGCCTTGTCGTTCTCGCTCAAATAGCGCTCGGCGGCCCTGATGATCTCGGGCGAATCCTTGAACTGGCCAAGCCCTCGGTTGCAGTGCTGGCACAGCATGCCGCGCACGCGCCCGGTTTCGTGGTCGTGATCGACGACCAGCGCCTCGGAAGACTTACAGATCATGCAGGTCTTGACGTATTCGCGCAGCACGCCCAGCAGTTTGTCGCTCACAGCGTGGCGAAATTTGCCGTTCGATGTGTAGCGCCGGTGGCCTGCACGGCACGCCTTGCACCACGAGTGAAAGCCCGTGGGCTTGGCTGCATCGGGGCTGAAAAACTCGCGGTTTAGCGGTTTGTCGGTCTTGCACTTCGAGCAGGTTCTGATCACGGCAGCGCCTCGCCTTCGGTGAGCACCGTGATCGAGCGGATCATGCCGCGCGGGATCTCCGTCACATGGGCGTGGTTGCCTTCTGCATGCGTGGAGTAGACCTGCGCCCACTCTTCGTCGAGGTGGGCCAAAAAACCCACGGTCTCGCAGGCGTGCAGACCTTTCTTTTTAGGAGCTTCGGGGCGTTGCCCCGGCTGCCAGTGCGGCGCGCAGCTCATCGCTGCGTCTACCCACCGGATAAGTACAAGCTGGGCCTTCTTGCGCATCGAATCCTCGAAAGTGCGGGCTGGGCAAATGGGGCATTCGGGCAGGGTAATGGGGTAATAAGACAGTGAGATGCCGGGCGACGTGGCAGCGCCGCCTGGCCTAGGAGACTCGAGAATCAGATGTCGTCGCCGCGCAGGCGGGCTTTCATCGTGTCGTCAAGCTTGGAGAACTCGTCCTGGCTCATCTTGGCCACGGCGCGAGCGTCAGGCAGCGCGCCGCCGGCGGTGTCAGAGTCTTTGCCGCTCTTGGCCAGGTTCGCCGGCGTACGCGCAATAGCGTCGGCCGCTTTTCTGCGTGCCTCGCTCGCCTTGGCTTCGCGCAGTCCGTCGCGCTCGACGTTGCGGTTGTCTTCGGCCGCCTTCGTGGGGGCGCCCAGCACGTACTTGACCGCCTTTCTGAGCGCAGCCGACGGGTCCATGCCCTTGAGCTTGAAGCTGTCGATGAGCTCGGCCACCTCTGCGGTCGCGTCGCGATCGAATTCGGCGCTGTCCGGGTTAAGCGCCGGATAGTCGAGCTCGACCTGGCTCAGCGCCATGTCGTATTTGAGCTCGGCCACCGCCGCCACCTTGGCGTTGGCTGCGGCCAGACCGGTCTCGGCGCGCTGGATCTGGCGCTCAAGCACGCGGATCTGCGCTTTGATCTCTTTGGCTTTGCCGCGCTCGCCGTCAGCGATCGCTTCGTCGTACTGGTCGTCGAGTGCGGCCACATCTTGCTCAAGCTGCGCGATGTCGGCGCTGCTCGTGCGGCTCGCAAGCTCGCGCTCAAGCTCGTTGATGCGCTCAGCGGCGCGCTGCTCGGCATTGCGTCGCTTCTGGATTTCCTGGTCAAGCCGCTCTTTGGGGATGCGAATCTTGGGTTTGGCAGGCTTTTCGCCGCCTTCGCCTTCGCCTTCGCCGTCGTCGTCAGCGTCTTTTGCCGGGGTGCCGGCCGCATCGACATCGTCGTCGGTTAGCTTGTCGTTGGGTTGGGTGTCCGAGGGCGCGTCGTCGAGCTCGTCGTCGTCGGCCACGAAATTGTCGCCCCGGTCAAGGGCGGCAGACTCTTCGCCAGCGGGGGCGAACAGGGGGAACCACTTCGGTTTGATCTGCATTGGCAGGGCCTTTACTTGGTGGGGGTGGGGGTGGGTTTGGGTTTGGCTTTGGGGTCGGCGGCTTGCGCGCGGGCGGCTTTGGCCGCTTCCTCGGCGGTGCGCTCGCCGATCTCTTGCTTGGATTTGATAGCGGCGGTTTTTGCGTCTGAGGTCTTGGCGGTCGAGGCGGCCTGCGCGTACTGCGTGGCAGCTTGCGCGTCGGCCAGCTCGGCCTGCTTTTCGGCGGCCTGCGCGGCGATCGCCATCTGCGCTTCGGATGCTTCGCGCTTGATGGCAAGCTCGCCCTCGGCCTTCATGCGGGCGAGCTCAATGTCGGCTGTCATCTGCTCGCGCCGGAGTGCAAACTCCTGCTCCATTTTTTCGCGATTGAGCTCGTGCTCCATCTCGAGCTTGCGCATGCTCAGCGCCAGCTCAGCCTGGCCGTTGTCGGGGGCCTGGGCCTCGGCGGTCTTCAAGTTCGCATTGGCCACCTTTTCGGCCACCTCGGCCTCGATCTTTGAGACCTCGGCGGTCTTGCCGCGCATGTCGAGCTCGCGCATCTGCTGCTGCATCGGGTCTTGCTCAGCCTGCTCGATGCCCTTGACGATCTCGGCCTTGTCCTTGAGCTTGCTGGACTTGATCAGGAACTTGTCGGGGATCTGCACTCCCGCTTCGGTGCGCAGCTGCAGCGCATGCTCGAACTGGGTGTCCTCGAAGGTGTCGCGCTCGGGCTGGTTGGTCACAACCACCGCGTATTCGCCGACCGTCAGATCGTTGAACAGACTGCCGTCTTCCTGCACCTGGTTGACCGTCACCTGCTCGGTCTGGTTGGTCATGCGGTCCGAGACGATGTTAAAGACCCGCTCCTCGGTGTAGAACTCCTGCACCAGATCGAGCACGTTGCGCGCAAGGATCGTGTCGGTGCGCAACAAGTTGTCCATCACCTTGGCGGTGTTGGCCGAGCTGGCCGCCTGGTTGGCCTTGACCGCCTTGGCAGCCACGTCCTCGCGGGCGTTGCCGGTGCGGTAGTCCGAGACGCCCGAGATGGTCTTGATGTGCTCTTCGGCCTTGTACGAGATCCGGTCCAGGCCGGTCGGGACCTGGTTGGGCGCAATCTTCTCGGCGCTGTTGATGTCGTCCAGCTCCAGCACCAGGCCGGTCTGCGCGCCGCGCGCCTCGAGCTCGGCCAGGTTCATGTTCTTTAGCGCGCCGGTCTTGAGCTTCCAGCCGCTGTTGGCCGAAGTGTTGACGACGTGCAGCTCCTGGCTGGAGACCTTGTTCAGGAGCTCCTGCGGCCCGAGCAGGTTCTCGACCAGCCCGACTGTGCGCCCGCGCCTGAAAAACGGGAAGAACGGCACCACCGTAAAGTGCTTGTACGGGCTCCAGTCGTCGTGCAGCACGTACTTGTCGGCCACCACCGTCCAGCGAATGCGGGGCACCATTTTCTTGATCACGATCAGATCAGGATTTGCCGCCATGTAGGCGGCGATCCGCTCCCGATCCCAACTCGAGGGCACGGGGCGCAAGTCGCCCAGCCGCACGTTGGCAAAGTGCTCGGTGCGGTGGTTCTCGCGGTGCTGGCGCTCGATCACCCGCACGTGGCGCATCATGTTCTGATTCATCGCCGGGCTCTGGTTGTAGGCCACGGCGCGCGGCGTGCCAAAGCGGTCCCGGTCGCGATCGATGCCGTCAAAGCCGTAGGGCCAGAACGACTCGGAGGCCCCCTTGAGCGCCTCGGCGTCTGCCTTGTTGTACAGCTCGGCGATGTGGTCGGTGCTCATCCACTTGGTGATGAACACATCGCCCCACTTGTCGGGGTCGTACTCGTCCGCATCCGTGTCGATCAGCACGTTCTTGGGGTTGAGCTGAGAGATCTCGATCTCGCCGGCCAGGCTGTCGCGAAACCCCAGGCGCACGTCGTAAAAGCCGCGCGAGCCGATGATGCCGTCGGCGAACACGTCCGAGCGCACCCACTCGAGCTGGTTGTTGTCGCTGATCTGCATGAACACTTTCGTGAGCGTGCCGGCCAGCTCCTCGGTGCCGTCTTTGGCGGGACGAAAAGCGATCTGGGTGCGGTTGAAGATCTGCTCGCCCAGCACGTTGGCGATGGTCGAGATGATCTTGTTGATGGTGAGTGCCGGGCGCTTGTACTGCTTGAGCAGCGACAGGTCTGCAGCTTCCCACTGCAGGCCGGCGAAAAAGTCCTCGCACTTGCGCGCCTTGGCGACGTAGTCGAGGTGTCCGTTGTCGCGGATGTATTGATAGCGCAGCCAGAGGTCGCCGGCCTTGGACGCATCAATCGGCATGGCGCACCCCGGCTTCAATGTCCAGGCGAAACGCCGCGTCGAACTTATCTTTCGGCACCGCCACCGTCATGTCCAGCGCCGGTATGCGCACCAGCCAGTCACCGGGGGCGGCCTTGATCCAGTTGCCGTCCACGCAAAACGAGACAGCGTCCTCGCACTGCATGACCTTGATGCAGGCCTCGAGCTTTGCCTTAGACCAGCCCGCAGGCGTGTCGTGATCGCAACCGTCGCAGCAGTTCTTTTGCATGGTCAGCACTTCCAAGCGCGTAGGGATTTATTGATGCGGCTGTTGGGGTCTGCCGCGGTTTTGGCCGAGGTCAGCTTCTTTTTCATGCCGCTCATCCGGGCGCAAAACGAGTCGCGCCGAGAGCCGCCCTCGGGCTGCGGTGCCTTCAGGTCCGAGCCTGGGTTGGCCCGTTCGTAGGACTTGCGTCCGGCCTCGTTTAAGCCGCCGTTCTTGTTCTTTCCGGCCGCCCGCGTCCAGGCCGGTGTAGAGCCGCCGCGTGCCAAGTACACCGTCTTGGGCTTGATAGTGCCCATGCCGCGCAGTCCCTTGGCGTTCATCGGGGGGCTCCGTTGAAGCACCGCCGTATGACGAACTGGCGCACTACCGAGATCGCGGTGTACACACAGCCCAACCAGAAATTCTGCGAGTGGGTGAGCACCAGACCCACCAGCGGCAAAAGCAGCAGGTTGGCCACGTAGTTCACCGAAAAGCCGATCCCGATGTTCGTCCACGCCTCCCACATCGAGGCCGCCGGCGACTGCCAGCCGCCGCGCGAGACGGGCGTGCCGTCAGCGCTGCCGTTGCCACGGGTAGCCTGGAACCAAGTGAAAGCCACCACAAAAACAATCGAAATCAGGCCGAGGGTCTGGATCATGTTTGTCAAGCAAGGAAGCGGATTTTGTAAACCGCACTGTCAATCTGGGCGAGCAACTCGTCGATCAGGTTCTGCACCTCGCGCGCGTCGCTCACCTTGTCGCGGTTCGTGTCCACCCAGCCACGCAGCGCGCGCAGCGTGACAAGCGGGTCTTTGGCCGGGGTGTAGGGGGTGTCGGGCATCTCAAAGCGGCCCGAGCGGCCGATGTAGGCCTCAGCGATCGCGTCTGCGCGCTCGACCACGCCGTCGTAGAACTCGTTCAGTGCCATGTGCTTGGCGTAGCTGTCGGTGAGCAGGTGCTGCGCGTGGGCGGCGGTGGCCGCATGCCGGCAGCGCATGAAAAGCTCGCCAATCATCGACTCGGCCATCTTTCTCTACTTCCTACGCTGCCATGTGCGAGCCTTCATACCCGACCATGAGTTCATCGATCCGGTCCTTCCACGAAACAAGCGTCTGCGGCGGGTTTTTCTGTGGCGGGGACTTTCCGACCACCAGATTCACCGCCCAGGCAAGCGCGTCGACGATGTCGTCGTGCACGCCGCCCGGAAAGCGCAGCAACTCGTGCGTGGTGTCTGAAAGCCACGGTGCGTC